ATGACACGACAAGAACTCTTGCAACAATCAAGTGCATTTTTAGGGCGCTTTGCGCATGAAGTGAAAGTAGCTAATGCGATGGGGCAATTTGACATAAATACTATCGCGGAAGATTTCTTGATTCCTATTTTAGCTATTACACTAAAATGCCCTGATTTGCGAAATCAAAATCGTATTCGAATGAATTTTCCTGCAGTTGACCTTGGTTGCGATAGAAGTAGAATTTCAATTCAAATAACTTCTGATCCTTCAAGTAGTAAGGTTTGCGAAACGTTAAAGAAATTTGATTCTTATAATCTTAGTTGTGATTTTGATAAAATTTATGTGTATGTAATAACAGAAAGACAAAAATCATATACTTCTAAAGAATTAATAAAATCCGTAAAAAATTTATCTATCAATTTTGAACCTTCGAACGATATCCTTGATTATAATGATTTAGCTAAACTACTTAATGAGCTTAATAATAAAGATCTTGAATATATAAATGAACATCTTAAAGCTGAGTTTGAACGGGCGGATGATAATCTTCAGTTTCGTAGTAATTTGGATGAGTTTTTAAGAGTTAATCAATTAAAAATTGAAGATGAAAAACGAACAAAAAAATACATACCATCAGTGTTTGTCGAAACCTCTGAAATAAAAGACGAAATGAGGTATTTCGCAAATCCAATGTTTTTCTATAGGAAAATTGATGATGATATACGGCGAATTAACTGGGTTAATTTTAATGAGCTTCTAAGGAAAGCTAAAGTAGATCCTATTGTAGAAAGTTTAGTTGAAATTATACCATCAGAATTGCCATGTAGCCTATATAAACTGCAAGAACGTCTTCAAATTCAAAGTGATAAATTTGAAGTGATACAAAAAAATCTTTCTTTGTTTTCTTGGTATGGAGAGCAGAAAGAACGATTTGTACCTAAAAATGACTTATTGGGTTATTGGAAAGTATTTAAGTATAGCATAGAGTCAAGTGGAAGCGGATTGTTTCATTCAATGGAAAAGGTTACAAAAAAAATTAGAATTACACAAACTAAAGTATTTTTAATTACAGGTATGGCAGGGCAAGGAAAAACGAATTTCATTTGCGATTTAATTGAAAATCAGTTTAAGGTATTTGAGATCCCCACGATTTTCATTCCAGCCCGTGCATTGAATGATTATTCTAATTCTAATCGAATTTTGTCTTATATTAAAAATAATAGATACGCTCCAGCCTCCCAAAGCCTCCATGAACTTCTTTCTTTACTAAACAAGGTAGCTGAAGAGTGTCAGAAGCCTTTTATAATAGCGATAGATGGAATAAATGAAGTTGGTGATCTTGATGGATTTGCTGCTGAACTTCGGGTTTTTCTTAATGCAATGTGTCAATACGAATATATAAAGATAGTTATTAGTTGTAGAAATGAGTTTTTCGAGCATAAATTTGCTCATGTGTTTGATTGCTTAGACTTAAATATCGTATATCGTGTTAAAGATTTACGGAAAGAAATGTCAGATGAAAATAAAGATAGATTATTCGATGCGTATTTAATTCATTTTAAGATTAAAGGTAAATTCTCAAAAATTGCATCTGATTTTTTAAAAAACGATCTTATTTTATTACGAATTTTCTCAGAAATTAATGAAAATAAAAATATTGGATATATTCCGGATATTTATAAAGGTGACATTTTTGAGCAATATTTGATGATGAAGATAAACGAATTTCCTAAGCACTCTAGGCAGAGCGTTTTAAACTCATTATATAAAATTTGTCATCAGATGTTAGAAGGTGAGATATTTTCTCAAATTCCTGTTGAGGGATTTGATGAATCTGAGATGCAAATTATAGAACAATTGATAGGAGAAGATATTATTTTACGAAGAGAGGTCCCACCAATGGGACTTGCATCTTTAGGTCTTGAGAATATTTCATTTACATATGACGAATTGCGTGATTTCTTACTTGCGTTTTATACAGTTAATAAACTTTCAGTGAATCAATTGAAAGTTAATAGTATTTTTGAAAAAATCATAGGGTGGCCAATATACGAAGGTTTTTTCCGTTACGCGTATCTTTTAGCACGTAAGCAAGGAAACGATATAGTTTTGTTTTCTTGTGAATCTTCAAAAGACTTCTTAGATCATTACCTGAACAATCTTTCACTTTTGCCTGCTGATATTCAAAGCCCTGAAGACGTGATAAAAGTTAAAGATTTTTTGACAAATAATTCTCAGGAAAGTGAGCTTCGGTCTGCAGCTTGGTTTTTGTTTTCAAAAAAAGATGAGTCTAATTATTTGAATATTAAGATTTTATTGGACCATGTCAGTAAACTAGACGAGGTGCAATCTGAACACTTTATGAAAGCGATGTTTTCAGGTTCCAGCTACTATCTCGACGATGGTTGGCGAGATGATTTAAGCTATTTGTTAAATAGCTTAAAGAATCTTAAAGAGAAGCAACAATTGGGGTTAGGGCGTTCATCTTTAGCTATGATATTACATTTTGTTCCATACGCTAATTGGGATGTGAGAGAAACTATCCTAAATTTCTTTGTAAGATATCAGCATACACCTGAAATTTCAGATGCAATTGAAGCATGCAGAAATGCAGCCTCTATAGAAGTGCAGAATTGTCTGGCGGAAATAGAAGAATGAGAGACGAAATAGATTTAATTTTGGCTACTTCATGGAAACCTAATAAAGAGGAATTCTTGACGGCATTGGGAATATATCCTGGAGGATTTGGTGAACAACTTTTTAGAACAGTTTTCGAAACGCTCTTTGTTGATTCGATTGAAGTTAAAGGTGAATATAACAAGTATTATTTTGTTGAGTATGCAAATTTCTCTGAGTACTTGATAGTACGGTATGGACAAACGTTAACTGAAGAAGAGCTAGAAGCAAGTAGTGTGTTCATTGTGAGTGGATTACCGCAGATCATAGATGAAAACTATGAAGATAATAAGCTAGGTGCTGTTCTGGAATGTATTCAAAAGTTAGAAGAGGCTAATAATGAAAGTTAAGTTTGATTTTATATCAAATAGTTCATCCACATCGTTTGTGTACATTTCAGACGAAGAACTGAATGAGGAAGCTTTTTTCGAAGCAGTTGGAGTCGATAGAAAAGGCCCTGTAGGGGATTTGTTTTATCTGATGTATTGCGAGATTCGCACTACACTTCGTGATCATGGAAACTTGGTCTTAACGAAAGATGACGCTGAAAGTTTTGATGAATATGAATTTACTCCGGATGTTGTAAATAAAATGAAAGAAGCTATCGATCAAGGAAAAATGGTCATAACATCACAATTTAGTAGCGAGTGCTCCCTTGCAGAATCTCTACTGTGTGTATCTACGTTTGAGATTGAGTCAGACAGTTTTTATATAAATGCTTACAATAATGTGTGGTAGATGATGTTAAAAGCTATCCGATACAATAACTTGGGTTATACATCCTTTTTTAATCCTGATAATGGTTTCTTTGCTCGAGTTCCAGATAAAGGGAAGATGGATCCTTTTTGGTCTCCACATGGCCCTGAGTTAATGGATATTTCAATCACAAATTGGTGTGATAAAGGTTGCTCTTTTTGTTATAAATCATCAACTAAATTAGGTCAGCACATGGCGCTAGATGATTATAAGAGGGTGATTGATCAAGCTGCTGAAATGCATACATTTCAGGTCGCTTTAGGCGGTGGAAATCCTAATCAGCATCCAGATTTTTTAGAGATTCTATCATATACCGATTCCAAAGGAATAGTGCCAAACTTTACAACAAATGGTCGTGGATTAAGCGCCGAAATTCTTATTGCAACACAAAAATATTGTGGTGCTGTAGCTGTTTCTGCATATCCACCATATGATGAGACAGCTGCGACGCTTAAAAAGCTGATTGAAAAGGGAATTAAAACCAATATTCATTTTATTTTGGATGCTAAAAGTGTTGATACTGCCATTAAGTGGCTAAAGTATCCTCCTGAGTTTCTCGCTGGTATAAATGCAATAATATTTTTGAATTATAAACCATCAGGAAGGAAAGTATTTGAAGAAAGGCTCCTACGCAATAGTCCAAGACTAAATGAGCTTTTTGAATTAGCGACTTCTTCTAAAAGAAAGTTGAAAGTTGGTTTTGATGCATGTTGTGTCAGCGGCGTATTTGCACGAACCAATGCTAATACTACAATGGTAGATGCATGTGATGCAGGTAGGTTTTCATTGTATGTATCTGAAGATTTAAAAGTATATCCTTGCTCTTTTCAAGCTGGGTTAGTGGAAGGAGATATGTTGAGTAATGAGACAACACTTCAAGATATATGGATGAACTCTCAAAACTTCAATTCGTTTCGACGTTATTTCAGCTCTGAACGTTGTGGTGATTGTAACCATCGTCCTATTTGTATGAATGGCTGCCCTTTATTTGATGAGCTTGTTGTTTGTGGAATTAGGTAAGCCTAGTCTAATTACAAATTAATTAAACAAAGCGATCTCTCACCAAGATCGCTTTATCTCTAAAACCGTTTTCCAAACCGACTTGTATTATCTTTCCATTCTTCAACAGCAGAACGTAACCAACGCAAGGGCATGAGTGTAATTGGCTCAGGGAAGCCGCGTGTTTGTCGCCACTTATAAATGGTTGCTCGACTTGTTATTTGAAACATCTCTAAAACTTCAACGTGACTAATTAAAAGATGTGTTGATTGCTCATTAAGTTCAGCATAAGTTTTTGCTGGTGGCGGTGAATCAGGTAGTTGCTTTTGTTGTTTACTTTTATAGTGTGACGGTGTCACGTTTAAGCTGTTTTCTGTGGTATATGAGATGTTTACAGTAGGGTAGCTGTTGTAATCGAACATGTTTGATTCCTTTTTGGTATGTTTAACTAACAAAATTAGCAAGACGAGCCCGATTCATGGTGCGCAGTAATGGGATATAGATAAAACTACCCCAATAGAGGCTTGGCGATTGTGTGTGTTACGGGGGTTAGAAGGGAAAAGCTCTTTAGTAAAGAATTTATAGTTGGGTGTTGGTGCGAGTAATATTGCTGATAGCATTCTCATAACCAGACCAATTATCAACACCTGCATTTTCTAGCGCTGTCAAAATAGCATCACGTTTACGAAGATAATTCGCTTCTTTAGCCGTCATCTGAACCATAGGTACCGCTTTGATTTCTGATGTTTCTATTTGATGGGCTAATGTAGTTGGTAAAAGTGCAGCTTTGCCTTTTTCAAGTGCATGGGCAATCACATCGCTTTGCTTACTTTCTTCGCTAGCGGGTAGTATTTCCTGTTGAGCCTCAACCTTTGCTTGTGCTTTAGCATCGGCTTTTATCTGCATTTGCTGGCGTTCTTGTTCTAATCGAATATCTTCTGCAGCTTTGTGGTCAGTAATTCGAGTTTTAACAAGTGCACTAAAGTCGTCGGTATCTTTGAAGCAAATTGCCGCCCAGTCATTAAATAAGAATTGGTACTCAGCATGTGTCGATAGGGTGGCGTAGTTTTCCTTTGCTTTGTTAGCTAAAAGGTCTGCTTCTACAAGAGATTGTGCTGCAGCAGTATCTGCAGCTTCCTCCAGTGATTGAACTGTCTTTTTACCTTTCATTGCATTAAGCACTGATACTGTAGGTATTGGCATTGGGGCTTTGATTTCTAATGATAATGCATTGAGATGTTGTTGAATTTTATCATTGGCATCGTTAAGAATACCTTTGCGAATTTCATCCTTGCGACTCTTCACTTGTTTATCTGCGGCTAATCGCGCTTGGCGAATTTGTTCACTAATAAATTTCAATTCCTTAATGAACGCATCAATACTCTGAACTTCACCAAGTACTTGTTCTGATAGTGCTTTTAGTTTGTCCTCTGCACCTTTGAATACTTTGACAAGCTGCTCTGCATCAGCAAACTCTTGGTCAGTTTCAATGGGGAGTTTTGATTTTTCAATCAGTGCCATGGTAGCTTGTTTGAAAATATCAAAGTTACTGTTAAGTGTTAGACCATCCATTTTGTAAGTTAAAGCGGGTAGGTCACGGATAGGCTCTGCTTCAAGAATGATGACTTCTTCTTTGTGTTCATAATTGGCTAAGTCCTTTTGGAACTGTAGCCAACCAGCAATAAGTTGTTCACGGCGCTCTGGCACTGAAACATACTCGCAAGATGCAAAGTTTTCACTTGTACCATCTGAACAAACAAAGATAGTTTTCTCGGCCCCTGAAACTAAAAGTTGCTGCTCAAGTTGCCAGTAATAATGAGGCTCAAGGTCGCTGTTTAATACTTGCTCGTAAAGGTTTTGGTTATAAAGTTTGTGTTCAAAGACAATGTCTTCAAGTAGGGTGATACCGTCAAAGCTGGCAAGCATCCAATCATATTCATCACTGATTGCTGTTGCTGGAAATAACTCTTCATCAATAATTTTTTCTACGAGTGGACGAGCACTATCTTCTGCGGCATGGCCACGGGCAAAGATCTTCTCTTGAAAGCTATTCACTTCAGGTTGTTCACCTGTTGCTTTTTGTTTAAGTAGGGCATCACGACTTTGATATTTTGATGCACCCATCATGGCGCTAGATTCTGAAGCTGTAAATTTAGTGGCTCGTAGCGCGTGCCATTGTTGAGTTCCTTGGGTGACATTGATAATTTTCATTAGATTTCCTCCGCTTCACAATTGATGAGTGCTTGTTTTTGAGGTTCAGTTAATTGGCCTTTACTTTCAATCATGGCGATCAACTGTTCAGCCGTTTTCTTACCGGACTGAATGACGGATGACCACTTGGTGTAATTGAGTTCAAACTGATCGACAGGATAGTGTTTTATGGCTGGGCGTTGTGGGGTGATATCTTTTTCTGATGGCACAAACTCTTTGCCTTCCATTTCTTCTGCGGTAGGAGCTTGCCCTATATCAGGCCATGCTTTACGTAGTGCTTGCGCCTCTGCACATTTGGCTAACTGAGCATAAGGGCGTTTTTTCCACATTGCATTAGGTGTTGTTGTATAACGACTTGCAGATGCGTAGTTTTCTAGCCAATATTCTTTGGCACTGAATGTCACTAAGCGATCGCCAACGAGTTTATAAACCGTATATTTACACCATTCTGGGAATTGGTATTCACTTGTGCTTTTATCATCACCGAGTGTTGTTGTTATTAGTGGCCCAAACTCAGGTTCATCAGCACCAGCATAGGTTCCACTGCGGTCTGCTTGAATACGGTAAAGACCAATTCCAGGCATGACAACATCTCTAAATTCGTAGATATCTTTGCCATTATGGTCTTTTTGGCTAGTTTTAACGCTCATTGGAACAAGATGGACTGGTTTCAGTAAAATATCTAAATGACGTGATAAGCAGTAATCCACTGCCATTAATATTGATTCATCACGCGCTCCCGGGAATACGCTATTTTGTAAGGCTCCCCATGTTGATTGATCAATGCCGCGTTGTGCGACTGCGGGATATTGCTGCTCGAAAGGAACAGTCGATTGAGTGTTCATTGTTATTACCTTTAGGTTATACATTTTCAAAGTGCTCTCGAGTAAGTAAGGGCACTTTATGAATGGGTTATAAACCTGCGAGTACAAGTTGAAGTTCTTTTCTATGCTCCTTATATTCAGCGTGAAAGATTTTTAAAATAGTGACTTCATGTTCATTAAAGAACTCTTCAAAGATATCTTTAGCAAACTCTTGAAATCCCATTAAGGTAAGTAGGGTATTGCTTGAACTGCAGTCTGCTGTGATAAGAAACTTAACCATCGCATTGGCTAATTTTCCATCGTGAGCTTCAAAGTAAAAGGTGGTGAAATCATCGACAGATAGGCCGCAAAACTCGTGGTTATTGAGGATTAGATGTTTACCAGTTGCTAGAAATTTCTCTAGTGCATCAGCTTCTTGGGGTGAGACTTGATTAAAAATGTTTTTCATAAGATACTCTCCTTAGGTGATGGGTTTTCATTAGATGCTATTGATTGGTTTTCTTATGTTCTTGCTCTGACTGCGATGTTGTAAGATATTCGGTCGTTACCTTTAGGCGGCATTCTTGGTCGTTTGCCGCCACGGCGCTAATTTTCTTGGTCGTAATTAGTGCCCAAATCAACCCTGTCAGAAATGGCAGGGTTTTTTTGTATCAAATAAAAATTAACGAAGTTCATATTGATGTGTATAGTTATTGAGTATTTTATTACCAAGCAATATGAGTATTAGATATGACGTGGAGCGTTTTAAATATTGATTATATAGATATGCCAAACGAGGCTCTCAATACAGAGATTCAAATTTCATCGGCTGTAGTCGATTACCTTAATTGCTTTCCATCCGGTGGGATTTTAAAATGTCCTATCTCCGTCATGTATAAAAATAGTCTTCATATTCAAGTGTTTTTCCCACCTGAACTATCAACAATTGCTCTATTATTCGGGGCGAAACCGATTAAAAAACCTGACTTCGAGACACTGAAAGGGATGAGCAGTATAGAAATTAGCCCTATTGGATTAGATGTCAACTCACCTTATTTTCAATCTCTTTTCGTGAAATCTAACCATTCCTGATAAGCAGTTACTGTTAATTGTTATTGGCTAAGTCAACCCTGTCAGGAATGGCAGGGTTTTTATATTTATAAAAGTGTTACATAGATCGTTTGTTATTCCCTTGTGGCATGTTACGCTCAAATTTTAACCATATGGACGAGGGTGAATATGTGTGGAATTGTTCTAGGATATTTTTTCCAATTAAATTATTTATTGAAGAAAAACTAAATAAATACGTTGCTTTCTATTGTAAGGAAATAAGTAAAGTCTGTTTTTTTGAGGAACTTCTATGGAGATATTTTAATGTTATGAATTTTATGAGTGAGTCAGTTATTACAAATAAAATATTAAAGATTGAAAAATGGAAATCATTTTTATTATCGTGCTTGTTGTTTGGGGTTATTATTTTTTTAATTATCCTTACCATATTTCTTATTTTGATAAAGATAAAAAAAACAATAATTATGACATTGATTGGTCCATTCTTTACTCGCAATTAGCTATTTGTATCTCAAAGAAAACTGAATTCAATTCTCTTTGAGATACAGCCTATAAGAGCTGTATCCCGGTCGTTACCTTTGGTCTTCTTGGTCTTTACCTAAATGCGCTCTAATTACTAAAGCACATCAGTAAAAACAGTTCATACACCACCTTTCTAGTGCACTAGCCTTGATTATTACCACTCAAAATCTCTTGTGAGAGTGGCTAAGCGCCATCAAGACAAGGCGCAAAACTTAAGTAATTATTCCTACGATGTTAAAGAACACATCAAGCAACTATCAGTTAGGGATTTTATTTGCTTGATGTAGCCAGTGTAGGTTTTATTACGATTTGGTGTCAAGAATATTTCGTAATTTTTATTACAAAAGTTAGCGATGTGATGTTTTTTGTAGGAAATATGATATATAGATGGGGCATATTGAGGTGTGACAGCTCTTATAAAGTCAATTTTAGCTGTCACTGTATTGAGTCAGGCGAGATATTTCATGTATGGCGGTAAAGTTTGAGTGTTATGTCTATATTGGTTTAACGTGAGCAACAACAGTACCAACCAATCGGCAGCTTCCATTAATTTTTATATATTTCATATCAGGTGGATAATTAGGATTGAGTGCTTTTAGTACTTTTTTATTATCAATTAGTTGGAGTTGCTTAAATGTTGCCTCTGAAGAGTCCTCCATTTGAGCTATCACGAATTTACCATGAATTGGCTCTACCTGATCAGGGTCAACGTAAATAAGATCTCCTTCGTGGAAGCGATCCATCATGGAATCACCGTGAACACTTAGAATAAAAGTGCGATCTCCACATTTAACAGGGCAAGGGTAGTATTTATAATCTGATTCTGGGTACTCACTAATAGTTGTAAATACCCCTGCTTGTCCCCATGAAATTAAAGGACATTGTTTATTTATTATTGGTCCAATACTCTCGTTTGATTTCGCGGGTTTATCGACATTATAACTAATAGGCCCTAACCCATAGACTAACCATTCGGGCGTGCATTCCAAAAATCTAGATAAGGCAAGTAACACCTTGTCCTTTACACTGTTTTGTACGCCAAGTTCTATATTTGAAAGAGATACGCGGCTAAATTTCATGTCAGTAACAACTTTAGCTATTTTTTGCGCTAACTCCTCTTGAGTCAAATCTAGAGCTGTCCTCCTTTCTTTTATTCTATCGCCTAATGTCATGATATCTCTTCTGTGCAATGTTTATTACTTATAATGCCACAATTTTTATTGTTTTTTATTTCGTCATCTACTTTACTATTGGGGGTAATTAATATTACATTAAGTCAGAGGTATCTATGAATTGTAATCTTTATAACATTTTATTGCGTGTATACGGTTCTGAAGCGGTAATAGCAAAAGCGTTTCATGTTGAAAGAGCTGCTCATTGGAGACAGAACGTCCCTGAGCGAATTGCATTATTGTGCCATTTGTCACCATTAATTCCCTATACATACAATCCTAGTGACTTTAATCGTGATGTGACGGCTCTAGGATTAAAGATTAAAAAATAAGATAACAACCAACGACTCAACTAAATGAGTTCGAAACACAGATGCTAACCACGATAGCTGCGCGCCGTAAGATCGGCAAAGTAGGGTTTCCACAAGCCTTAATTTGTGACGAACAAGTGAAGGCACGATTCACTGAATCTGACCGAGCAGTGATTGCTTCTTTTTAAAATCTGCTGATATCAATGAAGTTCAATTTTTATATACGTTAGTGATCTCAAGTATTCGCGACATGTTGCTCAACGATCAATATTTGGCACGCGCGATAAGAAATGAATTAACGAATGCCGACATTTTTATTCCTGAATGGATGACTGAGTTATGAAGAATGTAAATGACCTCGACAAAATTATCACTATATCGTCTCGTGTTGCGGCTAAACGCTGTGGTATGAGTGTATCAGTAACTAAGAATTTATTGCAGCTAGGAACCGATCCAACACGAGTTAACGCCACTTTATTTCATCGTCAGTAGTTACCGCAAAAATTGGAGAATATGTATGACTATCATCCGTTCAGAGCGCCGTAATCGATTCACGACAATTAGCAATTCGGTGTTTGCTAATAATCAATTGTCATTTCAAGCCATGGGTATGTTGTCTTACATATTATCTAAACCTGATAACTGGAGAGTGTCGCCTGCACAGTTAATTACTGTTACTAAAAACACCGCTAAAAAGACGGCTAGAGATGGTGTTTATGCCATTTTAAAAGAGCTTCGCGAAGTCGGTTTTATTGTCCGTAAAAAGCTATCTACAGGTGAAACAAATTATATTGTTTATGATGTGCCAGTAGGGAGTAAGTCATTTAAAAATAAAGAAAATAATAATTCTAAGTCCAATGATTTTGAATCCGATATACCAAAGAAAGAACAGTATGAACCTGATACGGTCAGACCTGATGCGGATGAACCTAATCTTTCTAAACCGACACTAATAAAGACTGATATTAAACAAGAACTGAATAATAACAAAGTAGATCTATTGTCGAGCAAGCACGACGATACCAAACCCATCGATAAATATTCTGATTCTGCAAAGCAAGTCATCCAACATTTGAATGCAGTCACAGGAAGCAAGTTCCAATGCTGTAAATCCAATATCACTCATATCAACGGTCGCTTAAACGACGGATATACCATTGAAGAGCTGTGCCTAGTCATCTCCCAAAAGCAAATCGAATGGGGCAGTGATGGAAAAATGGCTCAGTACATACGACCAAGCACGCTGTTCAAGCCAAGTAAGTTTTCGGGGTACTTGCAAGTAGCCAAGCTCTTAGAACGGAATCCTGGTAGCAGACCTGTCATGCCAGCTGATTTTGATGATATCTCTTGGGCTAAAAACCTCGGAATATAACGACTTAGGTATCGACTAATGAATACAATCACAGAAGTAATTTCGCATGCGCAAGGACCAAGACAACCGGAGGAAGAAACAGACTTAAATGATTTTGCAGCGCGAAGCATTAATCGAATATTCAGAGAGTTATGCAATGTTTATCCTAATTGGAGGCTCTGTTTTCGTGATAATGACCAGCTCAATTTAGCCAAGGCGAGTTTTGCTAAGGGCATGATAGAAAATGGTGTTGTTAACATTGCGCAAGTACAACGCGGCCTGTCACAAGCTCGTAGACAAGAATCTGATTTCTTTCCAAGCGTGGGTAAATTTTGTAGTTGGTGCAAAGGGGAGCTTGAGTGGCAGAGTGCCTTTCGCCGCATGTTAAATCGTATGCCTGTGCAAAGTTTAGCTGAGAAAAGGGCACGTCAGGCAACATCGTGGGCCATTCGCAACAGTCTATCAGCACCTGAGGCTGAGAATAAATTCAAGCGGGCTTTTGAGAAATATCAAGGTCTCGAAGAGCAAGGTTTATTAACTGAACTCGTGCAGCTGCCATCACGTAGTTGTGTGACTGAATTTGATAAACAACGTAACTCGACAACAGTGCGACCAGAGCACTTTAAAGCTAATTCGGTGTTTGCGCGTATTGCACGAAAAGGAGCAAATTATGAGTAAATTTACTGAGTCAGAGCATGCAGCAATGGCAGAAGAATTGGCGATTAATGGTTTTAATTCATTGTTACGTTTGATTGTTCTTCACGATAAAAATATCCCTGATGTGACGAGAGCAAAATACAAAGTAGGAACCTATTGTTGTGCCAGTGGTAGCGCCATTAAATCGTGGTCGAAACATGGTTTACGTGGAGTGTATGTCGAGCGGGCATTAGAGTTTGCAGCGTGTTATCGCCTCTCAATTAAAGCCCATCAGCTACAGCCAACGAAGGCAATTGTCGAGCAGTGGCTTGAGTATGATTACAACCTAGTTAAATCTGGTCGAGCAAAGGCCAGCACATTTAATGGATGGGATATTGCGGCTCGTGGGGTGTTATAAACCATCAATACGGGATATTGGTTCCACTAACCGAATCACATTTTTGACAATAAATTAAATTCTAACTAGGTATGATTAAGGTTTCATAGGTATTTTTTTAAGTTAAGGAAATTTTCATGAAATATACATTAATCGCTTTATCATTAGTTGCTGGAAATGCTTACGCGGAAGACTGGGAAATTGAGGGTGTTGTAGATAGTAATGGTGATATGGTATGCATAGACCCACAAGGCGTAAAAGAAGGAGATCGTGTCTTTTGCGATGGTGAGCTTCTATATATTCAAGGCGTTAAAAGTAGTGAGGTGAAAGGGGGCGGATCTACTACAATATATCTCAGTGGTGAGGATGTAAGGAGAGGTAACGAGACAAAGGGGGTTATGAATACCACGGCAAAGGCCCCCAGTGGTACTGTCTATGGGGGATCTACAACAAGATATCAGAGTATACATGCCTCTTATATATATAATTATGCTTCGGGCCCTAGAACTTTCACTTATAAAACAAGTCTCAGGATCGGTGCTAGAAGTACCTCAGATGTCAAATACTATAGACTGAATAACCATAGTTTGTCCCTTAATAGTTTGCTTCATTTAGCTCCTGATACTTCTGCTACTGCTTATTTAACTACACAGGCTTCTACACTCGTCGAGGGTGATCAAGAGCAGTATGTAGTAGGTTATGGCTACATTGTAGTTGATGGAAGAGGGAGATCAGCATCCGAAGAATCCCATTAAAATTGTGTCGTGATTAGAGTTAAGTTGAGGTCAAACAGGAAGGTTCATTTGCTTCTTTGCCAAATGAAGCGCATTACTTAATTATACTGAGCAAAATTTTTAGTTTTATACACTTTTAGTTCGTATAAATAGAATTATTGTTAAATGACCGTCCATAGTGGCGGTCATTTAGTATCTTACAAGGTACTTCATTTAGGAGCTATTCATACTTTTTCTAATATTTACCCGTTTTGATAGAGCAAACCACCTAACAAACTTTTGTCCAACATCGAGCTAGTTTTCATGGCTAGCTCAAATTTGCTCCATATGGATTAGATTAAATACATTTCTTACTTTCTCGGCTTTTAAAAAAGTATTTGAAACAAAATAATGCAATCAAGCTCATTATACTTATGAATTAAATTGATTATGATTGCTAGATTTTAGAAGTGTGCTTTTACGTGAGAGCAAGAATGCATATTAATACACTGTTAGGTTTTATTGAGCTTCATCTCGATCAATACATAAAATTTAATGAGCAAATCTGGTCTGGTTTTTAAGTTTGCTGTTCTAATAAATTGTGTGCACAAAAGATGTGCCTTTGCTGAAAGGTATCTTTCTTTAACGTCATTTTAATGGTGAGAAAATGAGAACAAAATTTGAACTTTTAGTTTATAAGTCTAATGCTCAGGCATATGAAGATTTATTCGTGAACATCATGAAGCAAGCTGATTTAAACTTTAAACCCGTGAAACCTTATGGGAACATAGGTGATAGAGGAAATGATGGTTGGTGTTCTGAACGAGGTGTATATTATCAAGTATATGCACCTGAAAGTCTTCCTTCAAATAGTAGTCAATCATTGAAAAAACTCCATGATGACTTTCAAAAATTGAAAAACTACTGGGATAGTATTTCGCCTCTCAAGGAATTCTATTTTGTTGTTAACGACAAATTTAATGGTGCACCTCCACATTTATATAATGCGGTAGCTCAGATAAAAAAAGACTATAACCTTTCAAAAGCGGAGGTCTTTCTTTCCCATCAACTAGAAAATAAGTTGTTTGATTTAAGTGATGATATTGTAGCTAGTATTGTGGGTGGTGCTTCGGTTGATAGTAATATGAAATTTTATCAACATGTGGTGGATTCAATTACTAATAATATGTACTTAAGGTATTGGATAACTATCAGTGATAATTTATTTGCCAATTCAATTGAAAGTACAGTGATAGACGGTTTTAATCGCATAACTATGAATATGTTCAAGACGGTTATGCCTAATGTGAATCAAGAGTTAGAGTCTTCTATTACTGAACTCATGAATAGAGCCCAACATTTAGTTGACCATTTTACTCAGTCACAGTATGCCAGTAATTTTGGTGAGTTTTGGAAAAGGGATATGAGTTGGAAAAAAACATGGATAGAAGACCAAGATGAATACCTTCGTGTATATGAACAATATGAGGATTGGCGTCGAGAGCTATTTGTTATACATCATAATTTAGTGCACGCTCTGAACTTGTTCTCGGTTCAAGTTAGATCTTATGTTTACCCTAACTATTTTATGGGCCAGCAGTTTACAATTGTCGACTCAATGGGAACCTTAAACAACTTGCAAGGTTATGAAGCTATCCCAACTACATTTGATACTAATTTTGGACATATAGACAAATCCCGAGTTGATAGCATTTATGTTAGTGTTATTAACCTGATTAACTATATCGAGTATCAAAAGAAAAACGCACCTAATCAGTTTATTTCAGCTACTAAGGTTAGTCTTCGGATACAAGATTGTGATTCCCAATTAGTGGCGGCTCTGAACGAAAAGGGTAGAGTTAATTTTATGGGGGGGGCGGCTTTTATCGATCTCGACGAGCTTTCACATTTGAGAATGACTGAGAAATCCTATTTGGCAGAGCGAATTTCGACAATACTATCAAAAACCTTCAAAGTATCATGCTCAGCATATTACGAATAAGCGAAAGTCGTAGGAGAAAAGATATCAATTATTTGTCTTTTAAATCATGCGATTGTAGTAAAATCTAACAATTTGTTTAAGAGTGATTCGCAACGCTTGGCATTTTTACTATGCGTTGCATTTTGTGATTTAGGTTAGTTCTTGGTCTGTTTCCTTTCTTCTTGGGTGTGTATAACTTCAATTCTAAAATTGTCGTTTTAGCGCATCTTTCTGGTATAGCTCGAGTTGTTATGACGTTCTTGATGGATGAGTGTCATTTGAGTGGTTAGCAGGGGAGAAAGAGCAATATATTTTTGCGATATTGTACGCAATATTAATGCGAAGGATTAGAGATAACATTCTAATTATCCAATAGTTATCACAAAACATGATAGTTAAGATGTCACCTATGTTAATGATTGTTTAAATGTAACTGTTATTTAACAGTGTTGGTGGGTTTATGTGGTGGCTATTTTTAATAAAGTTTAAAGATTGTTGTGGTGATGAGTATATAGAAAATGAAGCTGGTGATATCCAAATTTATAGTTGCGGTTTTTGTGTGCTTTTTGCATAAGGTAATGTTTCTTTAAATAACAAAACTCCTATTACTCTATAAGTAAATAAGGAGATATTGGTTCATCGTTATGTGTAATTTTATGTTTGTTATTGATTCTCATTTTGATTTCCGTTCCATATCGATATATATCCCACTACATATCGATGCTTGGTATGTTTAAATATAATCTTCCTTTGTTGGAATCCTATTTAGCTTATTTAAGCAACCACTCTATATTTTTAGCAACTCCCCCATATTGAGTGGTTTTTTTTTGTCTTTTGGTAAGCATACAGACTAATATTTTAATGTTCTGTAGGTAAAGATGAGAGGGGGTAGCAGACGTTAAATAATAACTTTAAGGATTTAATAACTAGATTGCGTGGTTATCAGTGTTGATTGTCTTGTGAGGAGATAGCTGATTATTATAGTTAAGTAGCTGTTATTGAATCATAAGGATTATCAAGCTATATATATTTAACTTAATAATACTAAAAATCACTTCAATAACAGCTGTCGTATTTTCCTGATTATATAAATACTAACGAGTAGTTACCTATTTAAATGAGAGCACTTAAACTTCCGGCTACTGTACTAAAAGCCATATCTGGTGAAAGTTCTTTTAATGATTTAATAGAAATGACTTTAATATGGCTATTATCATCCGATGGACTGAGTACTTTAAATCCATTTTTATTATGAGTATAGAGGTAAAGTCGACCTGACTTTTCTTTCCATTTCCACACCACGTTGTTGTTATTTGATGACTCTGAGCACTCGGATACTAATAATTTATCTCCTTGTGTTGTGAGGCATTTATTCTTATTTCTTGCATATATGTATTCATAGTTATCAGGCATATAGAAGAAATATTGATCTTTATTACCATTTTGGCAAACGTTTGGACGCACAATATTATTATCTGTAACAGTTAAGCAGTGACCTTTTAGATCAGAGCTCTTCACGGATCTTAACATAACTGGCTGGGTTCCCAAGAATACAGGACTATCCCAATTAATCGTTAATGTTGTTTCCATGTTGTATTTATTAAGGTTAAAAGGTTTTTTCCCAGGGTTATAGGCAGGTAGTGAACCATTATGCCATCTTTGCCCTATGTACCATTTGTAGTATCCGAGGATATTTAATCCTTGAATAGCAGCCTTAATCGATAAATTAGATGTTTTTTCGTTGCTGTAAGGACTTGAATATGTAACTGAAAATTTTGGAACAAATTCATTTGAGTATGGGGTTCCTTTAAGTTTTTCAAAGTTGAATGGATTGCTGTCTTTCCTCGAAGCCCAATTCCAACAATAGCTATTGGCATAGTTTGTCATTAATCGACAGTAGCCTTCTTCTGCATGAATGTCGGAACCATACCATCTATTCTTGTAGTTGATATTGAATGTATTCATATTATTATTGACATCAAAATCCATATATTTACCATTGTCATAAGTCATAGTTTGTGTGTTTTTATAACTAATTGACTCAACGGGAAGGTGTGGTATGTTCAGGCCAACATCTATTTCTACGGTCGATTCTTTTGTGAAGCTTGAATTATCTTTATCTGAATTTGTTGGGATATGATCATAAAGTTCTATCCCATCACCATCTAGTTTGGTTGTAATTGATACTTGATCTAAATAATCTGGGTATGAATAATATCGATATTGGTATTCCGCCCAAGTGGGAACAACCCAGTTTTTCTCCTGACCTTCTATAGAGTTGAACGTGATACCGGGGCTCTTATCAAGACTGACTCGGACAAATTTCTTATTATCTAAGAAGTGCTCTTCATTTTTAAAAAATGGATATCTAGAGAAAAACTCTAATTTATACTCAAAGGTGGCTTTTTGTGTGTGATTAAAAGATATCGTTTTATCTAAATAGACCTCTTCTCTGATTATTTTTGTAGCGATAGCGTTCCGCGGATTTCTCGACTCCCTTTTAGTTAAAGAATAAGGTGTTGGTCGATTAATTTCATCGATAATTGATTTTGATGAGAATTTATCATAGGTAGTAATTATACTATTATGATTACTTTGTGGGTTTTTTATTAATACATAGGGCTTATTAAATCCTATCCCAATTAAGTTTGAAGTATAAGTTTTTCGTTGTGATTCATTTAATTTGCTAAGGTCAATAAAAAAGTAAGTAGTACATTCAGAAGGTATATTGATTAGCTCTTTTTTTTCAAATGAGGTGTAACATTGTTCATTGTAGAAGTTTGTACCAGAAAGTTCTGATTGAATATATTCTGGAGTTATAGTTTCTGCATAGGCACTATTTTGATTATATAAAATAATAATTCCAATGCTGACGATGGTTTTTATTTTCATTAATTATTTATCCTTTTTATCTGTTTTTTGTAATGTATTGGTATTAATACATTTGTGGTGTTATAAGTTGGGGTTTTTATGTGCAACAAAAGGTAGGTTAGTGTTAATTTTAATTAAGTGTTAATTTTTATTTTTGATTAATTGGAGCGTTAATTGAATTTTTAATTGTAATTTAATGTTATAACCACTTCTTGAAAATAGAGTAATCCTTCTATATTCAATAGCCTAAATTAAAGTTGTTTTTTAACTAATGCGCATTATTACGATAAAATTAAAATGTTATTTTATGTGAGCTGTGACATAAAAATTATGTAACAAATTGGAAGAGAGATTAAGAAAACACAGAGAATACCTAAAAGATATGTATTGGCGAGCATGTATCGGCTTTGTGTATGGTTTAATGGGTTGGCTTAATTATCTATATCAATTTTATGGGTTATTTAGCTAATTACTTTATGTTTATTATAACTTTGTAGTTCAACATGAATTAGAGGTTTTTGTGTTATTGATGATTGCTTTAATGTATTTGTTTTTTATTGCAGGACTGAGTTTTCTTCTAAGGAAAATACTTTATGTTATAAGTGTAAAAGGTTCATTTTGGGATACTGTATGGATACTTATTCCATATGGTTTTTTTTTAGCGTGGGTTGGTCATGAACTTCATATGGGAGAAGTCACTTTTTTGATAATATTTTTATCTTCTTTGATTGTTCTTTATTCTTGGATGAAACAATTTAAGATGGAAAAAAATATGCTAGAAACGATAGGATATAATGCCCATAGAGCTCGATATATAGCGAGGTTCAATTTTAGGTTACTTCGTGTTTATATTTGTGGGTTATTTTTATATATATGTTCATTTGTCGGTGGGTTTTTATTTATGTCTAGTGCTTAATGATGAAAGTGAATCTATCTAATATAACTTTTAATGTTCACTATTGACCTCATGGTTGTCTCGTCTCTCTGAAATTGGGTATCAGGGGTAATATGTTCTTCAGTAGGGGTAATATGTTCTTCAGTAGGGGTAATATGTTCTTCAGTAGGGGTAATATGTTCTTCAGTAGAAGCTATCGTGATTATTACTGAATACATGAGGCATTATGAGCAGAGCAATTGAGTTATTCGCAAGAATGCATGAAGTACGCAGTGTGACGGCAGACGAACGCGGTCGCCAAACATTAACTGGCGACGTTATCTTAGCTGTGTTTGGTAAGGTTCAACATAAGATGCCATTGGGAATGGATTTGTTGATGGCCAAGTATGTTCACGATGCACCTGCTGCAAATCGTATCATTGATGTTATGGCTACATGGCTGAATGATGAGTCGCTAAAGCGTAAAGACTTAGCGATAGCATTAAGCTGTGTAGCCTTTGATGTATTTTGCGATAAACCGGTAGCCAGTCAAAAGCGACAACTAGCTGCGTTATGGAGAAAGTATAGTGACCAAGCTAAACGTAGCAATCGGCTCATTAAGGGATGGCAGGTAAAGATTAAGCAGTTACAGCCTAATATTGATAGTTGCGAGACTCAAACTGCAGAAGAACGACTATTGTCTGCTATCTATGAGCTTGAAGCACTAATCATCAAAGAGCGCCGTCGTATTGATGAATACGCACAAAGTCAGTCCCTAAAATCCTCCACCTGTCCTCGATGTAATGGTACCGGTTCAATACTAAATACTGGGGAATGTCCTTCATGCAATGGTCGCGGTTTGTTTGTACCCAGCGTTGATAATATTCGCCAACACCTGCGCCATATTGGATTAGGGCGGGTTAGTGACAAACTGTGGGAGAGAGAGCTGAAGCCATGGTTTGAGAAGTGCTTGGGTAAGTTGTATGTAGAGTCTAGCAGCGTAGTCAGTCTACTCTCTGATGAGTTACACAAAGAGCAAGCCTAAAAACCATCTTCGGTTATTTGCAAATACGTCAACTAACTTTGTTCGGTATATTGAAGTTCTGTCAACTAAATCTAACTAATAATAAACGGAATTTCAGTCGTCTTGACCCCGCCATAAACTAAGGTAATCTATACCAATCATGCTAAACCTCGACCTCTCGTCGGGGTTTTTTTATGCCTGGAGAAAATGACATGCTTGATAGAGCAACACTCGCAATTACTGCTGGAACTGGTGTTGGTGTAGGGATTGGTGCGACTAAATCAGCAGAAAATGCGCAGTCGATGTTAAACAGCAGCTTTGAGCAAATTCTTAGTGGTCACTTTACATGGTATGGCAGTGACATAATTACTGTTGTAGGTATTGGATTATCTATTGTCGGTATTGCTGTCACTGTCTATCGCATCAAATTAGAGCGGCGGCGTAAATATGCGTTTTAATAAACTCACTGGTGCGCTATTAGCTGGAGCTATAGCGGTTACGGGAGCGTTTGAAGGATACCGTCAAATATCATATCAAGATGTAGGCGGAGTTTGGACAGCGTGCTATGGAGAAACATTAGGTATTAAACAAGGAGACAGATTTACTAAAGCGCAATGTGAAGCAATGCTCGCGTCATCGTTGAACAAGCACAACACACCTTTAGAAAATATCCCTCAGCAACTGCCACCTAATGTCCACTTAGCTTCTCTCGATTTAGCCTACAACATTGGTACTGGTGCCTTTAAGCGTTCAACAATGTATCGATACCTACTGAATGCAGATTATCCACCGGCCTGTAATGAAATCACAAAGTGGCGATTTGTAGCAGGTAAGGACTGCGCTATTCGTCGTAATCGCTGCTACGGGATAGTGAAAAGGCGCAATGTGGTTCAGCAGCTGTGTATGGGAAGTATCAATATCAATGAAGCGTTAGTACAGATAGGTCAAATGCCATTAGATAAGGAAATTGTGGAGGCCATGAATGCTACTCAATAGAGTAAAGACAGCAATGATTGTGGTCCTTATTGCTATTTGTGGCGCCATGGTATTTAAAATCAAACTACTAATCACCTCTGTTGAGGGAGCAAAACAGGAAGTGGTCACATTATCACTGCAGTTAAGTACTGTTGAATCCATCAAGGATAGCCAATCAAAACAAATTGCGCAGTTAGTCCAAGAGCGCAAAACATTATCAGGTCTGTTAAGCGCAAGAACGGAGAGCCTACACCGTGATAAAGCAAAGCTCAGTGCCGATATCCAAACACTTAAGAAAGCACTATCAACCAATACCTGTTTTGATACTCGCTACCCTAAGTCTGTTATTAAGCGGTTGCACCAGTCCTACTAGAGTCATCACTAAAACCGAAACATTGTATGTCTTACCACCAATAGGGTTAGTTGTTCCATGCTACAAACCCACACTGACAGCAACAACACCTTCTGAATTACCCATCGATACACTCAAGTTAAAGTCTGCATTGCGAGAGTGTGCGCAATATGTCGATGACTATCTTAATTGGCGAAAGCTCCAAGACGAATAGACATTACAAATGGCCTTTATGAGAGCCATTGATAATGTTCCCTCCAATTATCTATCGAGTGCCTTATGACAATAGAAAATGAAACCGGACGCATTATTGAGGTCATCGATATATGCGGCAAAGTCGTGTGCGTCATGTTAGCTAATGGCGCTGAGATAGATATTGCTACAACTCATGAGGTCAAAGTGGGTGATTGGGTAGTGGAGGGAGAGTTAAGCCAAGAGTTAGCAAGCAAGTAGATAACTATATGGCTAATGATTGGAAACAACTACAACTGCAGTTCTTAGCTGATAACGACAAGACAAGTATTACAGCGAAAGAATGGTGTAATCAACGAGGGCTTAATTATCAATCTGCACGTCGCTATATCAAAATGCGCACTGCGCAAAGTAAGACTGCGCAAACTAATAATGTGCGCAATGCGCAATCTGAAACTGCGCAATCAAAGAAAGTGCGCAAACTTAAAAATATAAAGGGAAAGAATGAATCAGTAGAAAAACGGACTAATTCTAAGCCTGAATCTCCAAATAAAGCGAAACGCAAAAGGAAATCGAGCCCTTATAAGTTTAAAAATGGTAAGCCTGGTAATCCACATCCTTCTCAAAGTTTTGAAGCGGGCAATCAGCATGCACGTAAACATGGTGGTTATTCAGCACGTTTTGATGATCAATCGTTATTCGATGAAGCTGCTCAAATGTCCCTCGAGGAAGAGTTAAAACTGTGTCGCGCTCGTGCTTTGAACTGTATTGATACGATGAAGAAGATTCGTGCTGATATGGTCAATGCAGATTCAGTTGATCAACGTATTGAGCTTTACAACGTTATTACTTCAACAGAACAAGCACTCGATAGAAATGTAGTTCGCATTGAATCCATCACAAAAACGCTTTCATCTATTCGTATTGATACCGTTAATGAGCAGAAAATCATGAAAGATACGGATCGAATAGAAGCGGCAACAACCAAGCTAAAATTGGAAGCTGATAAATTGGCCAAAGAGGGTAAAGGCTCTATAACACCAATATCTGAAATGATTGCTGAACTACAACAAACTGGCTCTGATGGCTTGATGTCATGACCGAACAAGAGCAAATAGACTACATCCAAGCGCGAGTCGGTAATAAATGGTGGAGACTGAACAACCTTTACAAAGTTGAAAATGAGGATGGTGACTTAGTCACGTTCAAGTTGCGACCGGCTCAAGCTTTATTGTTTAAGTTAATGGCACACAAGAACATCATTCTTAAAGCGCGTCAGCTTGGATTCTCTACTGCAATCGATATTTATCTGCTTGATGAGGCGTTATTCAATAAGAACATTAAGTGCGGCATCATTGCTCAAGACCAAGGAGCTGCAGGTGAGATTTTCCGTACCAAGATAGAAGTGCCATTTGATAATCTTCCTGAATGGCTAAAAGCAGAGTTCCCAATAGAAAGTCGTCGTTCTGGTGCAAGTGGCGGCTTCATTTTATTTAAAAGTGGTTCAAGTATTCAGTGTGCAACGTCATTCCGTTCAGGAACGGTGCAACGACTTCACATTTCAGAGCATGGAAAGATTTGTGCTAAGTACCCACAAAAGGCTAAGGAAGTTAAAACGGGTACCTTAAATGCTATTCACCAAAATGCTATCTGTTTCATTGAATCCACAGCTGAAGGTGTGGGTGGTGATTTTTACTCAATGAGCATGAGAGCATTGGATTTATACAATTCAGGTACTGCTTTAGGGACACAAGATTATAAGTTTCATTTCTTTGCGTGGTTTCAAGACCCTAAATACTCAGAGCCTCTTCCTCAATCTGGATTACAGCTGAGTAAATATCATCAAGAATACTTTGCAGCTGTTGAGTCAGCTATGAAGGTCACGTTAACAGATGAGCAAAAACAATGGTACGTCAACAAAGAACAAGGTCAGGGCGAGGAAATTAAGCAAGAGTTTCCCTCAACGCCACAAGAAGCTTTTTTAACCTCTGGTCGTCGTGTGTTTGATGCTATTCGCGTGATGAATGCAGAAGCTCATACCACAAAGCCACTTATCATTTACGATATTGAGCCTGTAAATGGCATCAAGACAAAAGCCCAATCAATGCGTGAAGCTGATAATGAAAAGCTACAGCGTAATTTGCTCAATATGCTGCTTGTGTGGGAGCTTCCTGATGCTGATGAAGAGTATGCGATAGGCGTCGATATTGCTGAAGGCCTTGAGCATAACGATAGAAGTTCATTTGATGTGGTTAAGAAAACGACCGGCGAACAAGTGGCGCATTGGTTTGGTCACTTAGATGTTGAGATGTTCGCGTCACTCGTTCGTCATGTTGGCCATATGTATAACACCGCCTTTGTTGGTCCTGAGCGAAACAATCATGGCCATGCGTTCTTACAAAAATTCCGCGATATCTATCCTGTTCGTCGTATCTACCAAGAACAGTATATTGACCGTGATAACGATAATGACACGCCTAAATTAGGCTGGCTAACAACAAAACAATCTAAGCCCATCATCATTGAAGGTTTAAAAGAACTGTTACGCACTCAAACAAGTGGTATTCGTTGGATAGGGACCATCTCTGAGCTCAATGTCTACGTGTACGACAGCAAAGGCGCAATGAATGCTCAAGTCGGTTGTTATGACGATCAACTTATTAGTTACGCCATTGCCCAAGAAATGCGAGCTCGAATGCCTAAACGTGTTAAATCTGATGATAACCAGCCAGCCAAAGATAAACACTGGATGACCTATTAATGAAAGTAGACCAAAGTAAATTGCTCGACATCATGTCTGACATTGATGGCCAACCAGATTGGCGCTCTGCAGCCAATAAAGCGGATGCTTATTACGATGATGATCAACTCGAGGCTGAAGTATTAAAGATACTGAAAGAACGAGGGCAGCCAATAACAATACAAAACTTAATAAAGCCTGCAGTTAACTCTGTTCTTGGTATGGAAGCTAAGACGCGTACTGATTTGTTGGTAATGGCTGATGACCCAGATGATGAAATGGAAGAATTAGCTGAAGCATTGAATGCCGAGTTTTCTGATGCTTGTCGTCTTGGTCGATTAGATAAAGCCCGTTCGGATGCTTATGCTTCACAGCTCAAGTCTGGCCTTGGTTGGGTTGAGTGCTTCCGTAATCCGGACCCTTTTGGCGCGAAGTATAAAATACAAAATGTGCCACGTGATGAGGTCTATTGGGATTGGTTAGCAAAGCAGCATGACTTATCTGATGCTCGATGGTTAATGCGCTATCGTTGGATTGATATGGATGAACTGATAACCATGGTGCCTAATAAGCGTGCCATTATTGAGCAAGCCGTGAACTCATGGAATAACTTTGTCGATGTCGATCATATTGCAGGTTTAGACCCTCAGCTGCAGAGTGGTTACAAAGAACACAGTACTTGGACTCGCAGTGAATCAGAGTGGTTAAGTCAAAATCGCAAACGCATTCGGTTACAGGTGATTTATTACCGTAATTTTGAGCGTAAACCCGTGATTGAGCTCTCTGATGGCCGCGTTATTGAATACCAATCTAGTAATATTGCTCATACAACAGCAGTTGGAATGGGTAAAGTTCAGCTTCGTATGGCGCAGATTAATCGTATCAGTGAAAGTTGGTACGCAGGACCACATCATTTAGGGGATAAAGAGTGCTCAGCACCTCAAGGAATGTGGCCACTTATTCCTTTCTTTGGATACCGAAAAGCATCATCCGGTGAGCCTTATGGCATTGTTGCTTCATCAATCAGTGCGCAAGATGAAGTGAATTTTCGTCGTAGCAAACTCACGCAGTTATTACAGTCGCCATTGATTATTATGGATGAAGATGCAACTAACATGAGCACTCAGAAAGTCATTGAAGAGATTGATAAGCGTGGTGTGGTAAAGCTTAATCCAAATAGACGTAATCAAAAGACAATGGCTGAAGTATTTCAAATCAATCGAGATACGGAGGTTTCAAACCAACAGTTCTCAGTGATGCAAGATTCTATGCGTCATATACAAGATGTAATGGGCGTTTCACCGTCTTTTCTTGGTCAAGATGATGGTGCTAAAAGCGGTATTGCCATCGCTAATATCGTTGAACAAGGCGCAACAACGCTTGCTGAAATCAATGATAACTATCGATTTGCATGTCAGTTAGTTGGTGAACTTATTCTTGGCTATGTGATTGAAGATTTAAAGAGCAAGCGTAATAAGACTGTAGTTGTTAACCGTGATGACAAGATGAAACGTAAGACCGTTGTTATCAATGAAGAAACAAATGATGGCATGAACAATGATATTTCTCGTTTACGCTCTCACATTGCCTTAGCGCCAGTTCAACAAACATCAGCTTATAAGTCTCAACTTGCTGAACGTATGATGCAAATGACCTCACAATTACCACCTGAAGTACAAAGTGCAGTGATTGATTTGGTACTTGAATTGAGCGATGTACCAAATAAAGCTGAGTTTATGGATCGCGTTCGTGATGCATTAGGGGTCGGTAAAGATGTAGAGGACATGACACCAGAAGAACAACAAGCAGCAGAGGCACAAGCTCAGCAAGAACAGGAGCAGCAAGCGTTAATGATGCGAGAGCTAGCCGCGAAAGTAGATAAGCTTGAGGCAGAAGCCCAACGAACTGCAGCACTTGCTAACAAAGAAAGTGTAGTTGCAGATAGCCAGCGTTATGCCAATGCTAAGACGCAAGCAGAAACAGGTAAGATTTTGACTGAAATGGAAAAAGCTAGTAGTGAAGTTGGGCAGGTTAAGCAAAATATGCTAGTAAATCTTCAGCAACAAATTGATTCTATGGAAGTTTAATTTGGCTTTTATATTTAAAATAAGAATATTTACTCTAATAAATATAGTGTATAAACATACTTGTGATATGAAACATGACGTGTAGATAAGGACTAATAACCACATGGAAGTGGGTATAACTAGTAGAATTTCCCCTATTTTATAGTGTAGTTGTCGTCTTGACTCTACCTAAATCTAATATACTCTGATTCCATCATCTAAAGCCGCACCCGAAAGGGATGTGGCTTTTTTTATGCCTGTCTTTAGGGATAAGGGTTTTGTTTAAAGTCTTTATCCGCACAGACAGCGATACGTCTACAACTGGAGAAGTTAACCTATGACGATTGAAATTACAGGTAATGAAACACTCGATGAACTAGAGGCAATATTGGATAGTCTTGATGATGCTGAAGTGGTTGACGAACCATTATCAGTAGCATCTGAGCCAGTTATTACTGAAGTGGCATCAACTGAACCAGCAGTACTACCATTAGAAGGCGATACGAACGTAGCCCCGCCAACTACGGATGATGTGATTGTTGAGCAGAGTGAAGAACAGCCAGAGAAGAAAGTAATTGTCGCTAAAGACGGTGAACACATTATTCCATACGATGTGCTGGAAGCTGAACGTCGAGAGTCTGAACGTTTACGTCAACAGATTGCCGACATGAAGCAGAAGCAGCCAGAGTATGACCAACAAAGTCGTTTACTTGAATTACGCGATAAGCAATTACAGAAACTAGGTGTTGATCTTGATGACTTACCTGAAAATTTAACCGTCAACGATAAGCAAATTGATGATTTACGCGAGAACTATCCTGAGTTAGCCCCATTCATTACAAGTCTGATGGCAAAGATTGATGCGGTCACTGCTAATACAGCACCTGTTACTGAAGTATCAACCAACAATCCTGTATTAGATGATATTAAATCAAATACTGATTTGAATGGTTGGATGGATGAAAAAGGCGATAAATGGGCTCTCGCGCTCGATATTGATGATCGTTTGTTAGTCGATCCAACGTGGTCAGAAAAGCCACAGCGTGAACGTTTTGAAGAGGTAGTTCGTCGAACGAAAGCTGCCTTTGGAGAAACACTGTCTACTCCTGAACCCGAGCCTGAAGTTGAACCGGTACTTGAGCCAGTAGTAAATGACATTAAAGTTCGTGAGGTGGCAGAACAAAAAGAGAAAGCCGCAGCGGAATCTTTACCAGAGAGTCCGTCACTTGTAGGCGCATCCAATCAACATCAGGGAACGGTGTTGCAACAGGCAATCAATATGAACAATGCTGATTTGCAAAACCTGATGTCAACAATGACGCCTGATCAAATTGATGCGCTCTTAGAACAAGCTGATTTTTAACCATCAGTTCATTACATACCTAAAAACCCGCCATAGTGCGGGTTTTTCTGTTTCTAGGAGTTGCTATGACAACTATTACGCCAGCGCAGGCGAAACATTTACAAGAAGTTGCGCTGTTTACTGCTGCCAACCGAAATCGTAGTTTTGTGAATATGCTGACGGAAGAAGCACCAAAGCAAGCCATGGGCGATAAGAAAGGTAATACCCAAACGTCAGCACATGCCCCAATTGTACGTATTTCAGATTTAACTAAGCAAGCGGGTGAATCTGTTGATATGCAGATCATCCATAAACTCTCTAAGCGTCCAACTATGGGAGATAAGAAGCTAGAAGGACGTGGTGAGAACCTTGAGTTCTCAAGCTTTGAACTGAAAATCAATCAAGGTCGTCATATGGTTGATGCTGGTGGCAAGATGAGCCAGCAACGAACAACGCATCAGATTCGTAAAGCTGGACGTACTTTGCTCGGTCCTTATTTTAATGACCTACAAGATCAAGCGGCTACCATTCATTTAGCCGGTGCGCGTGGTGATTATTTTGATGATGACATTATTGTGCCGTTGGAAGGTCATGCTGAGTATAGCGATATTCTAGTGAATAGCATTCTACCACCAACTTATGATCGTCATTTCTTTGGAGGTGATGCGACATCATTTGAAAGTCTCGATTCTGCTGATATTTTCAATATGGATGCAGTGGATAATCTCAGCCTTTATCTAGAAGAAATGGCACATCCTTTACAGCCGATTCGTTTTGGTGCGGATGAATTAGCCGGCGATGAGCCTTTCTACTTACTCGAAGTAACACCTCGTCAATGGGCAACATGGCAGAAAACATCGAGCTATAAAGATTGGCAGCAGCTAACTGCAGCAGCGCTTAACCGTAGTCGTAATTTCCGTCATCCGGTTTTTGCAGGTGAATGTGCAATGCGCAGCAATATCTTAGTGCGCAAGTATAAAGGGATGCCAATTCGTTTTAATCAAGGCTCAGCAGTAAAAGTATCAAATAATGATAATGCAGCAACGGTTAAACAAGTTGAAGCAAAGACCACTATTGATCGTGCCATTCTTTTAGGAGGTCAGGCACTAGCGAATGCATGGGGCTCAACCTCAAGCGGTAATCAATTCAAATACACAGAGAAAAAGGTGGACCATGATAACGGTACTGAGATTTCTATCGCATGGATGAATGGTCTTAAAAAGATCCGCTTTGCTGATAAAAATGGGCGTATCAATGACCATGGTGTGATTGCACTCGATACAGCTGTCACGCTGTAATTCATTCACAAAATATGCGTGATGATATCTCGCATTTATACAGAGAGATTTGTTATGGCTAAAGTCATCGCACAAACCATGCGAGATACTGTGTATGCAGGTGCGGCAGGTAATTTAAGTATTGCCTTTGGTAAAGTGGATGTAAAAGCAGCAGTCATTGGCACTGAAATTGATACGCTTGAATTACCGATTGGCTTAGAGGTTGTAGGTGTTCGAGTCGCAACAGAATCAGGTTTAGGTGCTGGTGTGAAACTGGATATTAAATTAAACAACAACGTTATTGTATCTGCAGTAAATGTTGCCGCTAAAGGGTCGGTTGTTATCCCAATTCAACCACTTTATCTATTCGAGAAAACAGTGCTTACGGCTGTGGTTAAAGGAACGATAGCAACGGGATCCGTGTCGATTATGCCTGAGTATGTGTCTGTTGGTTTTTAACTATCAAGTAAACAATGATAAGCGCTCTTTATGGGCGCTTTTTTATGGGGATAACCATGTCAAAGATTACCATTGCCTATATTGGTGATAAGCCATTTAAGAAAGACACAATCACCGGTTCCTTATTGATATTTCCGCAAAATAAGCCAGTAGATGTAGAAGCTGATGTTGCTTACATGCTGCTGCAATATCCAAAAGTATGGGTACGAGAAGAGCAGGTTGAACTGATTCAATCTGAGTTAAAGATAGAAGCTGATGATAAAGAACAACAAGAACTTGAACGACAAGCGCAGTTCGCGGCAGAGGTTTACGCTAATAGCATGGAGGTTGAACTGACAGGCCAGTCTATTGATTTATCAAAGATGACGTCAGCAAAATTAGCCGCATTGATTGAAGCCAATGACCTTGATATTGAGGCTAAAGGATCTCAGGAGTCTGTTGACGATTTCCGATTACGCGTCCGAAATACTATTCGAGGGTAGATAAATGGTACCAGTATCTGATTTTCTACCCACATTACGTATGTTAGTTGATGTGCCTGTTCCTGGCCTGATGGAGATGGCCATTGTTAAAGCGGCACAACGGTTTTGTCGTGAAAGCAAAGTGATAGTTAAAACGCGTCAGTTTGATGAAGTGTTTGATTGTCAGTCTGTATCAGTGATTGGTATTGGAACACCACAATTAAAAGGCGCTGGTATCGTTAGTGTCGCAAGCAAAGACCACCTTTTATTAGCGGGATATGATTATACGGTTGTGGATCGAGGAGAGATTAAATTTACGGGAAACTTTAGTGATGTCGCCATTATTGGAGTCGTAGAGCCGACAATTAATGCAGATCAACTTCCTAAAGTATTATTACATGACTATGTTGATGGTATCTGTGCTGGCGCAGCGAATCTATTGCAATTGCAGCCAACAACAGCGTGGTTCAATCCAGACCTTGCACAATACAATCATCGCGAGTTCGTACAAGCAATTCGTGATGCCTCTCGGTACGCCTTAGAAAACACCCCAGCACTTGAAGTCAATAATCAAACTCGTAAGCGAGAATATATTTAATGTCTATTAAAGTGAGTGACTTAATTGAGCAGGTTGCTGAGTTACTTGTTGATAAAGGTAATGTGCGTTGGTCTCAGTCTGAGTTGATTAATTATATCAATGATGCTTTAGCCGCAATCATTATGAGGCGGCCAAGTATTACTGCAGCAGATAGCGTCATTAGTGTAACCAATAACCCTGTAGTTTTACCAAATGATGCTTATTCCTTACTGACAGTAGAAAAAATTGGTGATTATCGAGGCCAATACACGCCAATTGAAACACTTGATCGATTTTATCCAATGTGGCGAACCCAAATTGGAATAGCACAATGCTGGACAAAACATAACGATGAACTGTTACGTTTTTGGATATTTCCTGCACCACAAGAGCCGATTAATGTTGAGGTTATATATAGCAAGGTTATTACTGTTAAGGCACAAACAGACGTTATCCCTCTAACATCTGTTTACGTTGGTATCTTGATTGATTTTGTTCTTTTTCGTGCTTTTGGGAAAGATGCTGAGAATGCCAGCGAAGAGAGTAAGTCATTAATGCATTTTCAATTATTTGCTGTCGCTATGGGGGATAAAAGCGCTACGGATAAAGCTAAATATACAGCTCGTAAACAATCAAGTTTGGAGTAAGTGAATGATTGTCGAAGGTGTTTTACGTGATTTGACTGGGCAAATAATCTCGCAAGGGCTTATCCAAATCATAGCTACAGCAACAAGTAACCATGTACTAAAAGGCTCCAATGTTCATATTAAATGCGATAGCAATGGTGCCTATTCGTTTGAGTTATTAAATGGCAGTTACAAGTTATATGCTCAGCCTAGCCGATGTAGTGACCTTGAATACTTAGGCGAAACGGTTATTACGACTGACGCCGTTAATGGTGATCTAAATAGCATTGCAGGTATAACAAGACCTGTTTTACCACCACAAGTACAGAGAGCAGTAGATGCTGCAACTCAATCGGCTTTATCTGCAATACAAGCAAAAGCAGAGAAGGAGAAACTCCTTGCTGTTGCTGCAATAGTTAAGGCACAAGTAAGTCAAGTTACAGATAAAGCCCTTCAAGCAAGCAATTTCTCTCAACACGCTAGTGATAACGCAAATGACGCTAACGTTGCAAAGCTTGCAGCAGTGGCGGCAAAAGATGAATCACAGAAGTACGCCATTCAGTCAGCTAATCATAAAACAATAATAGAAAGTATAAAAAACGATATTGTCGAAATTAATCTAAAAACTGAATCACATGCAAATAGAGCACATTTAAGTGGAAAACTTGCTGTTTCAGCACAAAAGGAAGCCTTTACTAGCGCTAAAAATGCTGCCTCTCAATCTCAGCAATCGTTTAAAGCTGCAATTGAAGCACAAGATTATAAAAAAGCAGCGAGTGGATATGCAGATAAAGCAGAACAATCGTTTGCTTCAACGGCTGGTGTTCTTGACAGCATTAACGTAGAAGTCGCAAAAGCGCAAAGGCATAGTCAAAACGCACGAGTTCAAGCCGTTATTTCAAGTAAAGCTAAAGAGTCCGCTACCAAAGCTCAGATTAATAGTAATACAGCGGCTGCAGAGTTAATGCGCTTGGAAGTCCTAGTTGATCAAGCTCTCGATAATATTATTGCTACTGGTAAGTTAGCGACTGAAAGCATTGAGAAGACCAAGAATAATAGACATGGCGCAGATTTGGCCGCGAAAGAAGCGGCTAAATCAAGTCAGCAAGCATATGAGACGCGAAAATATGTGACACAAAAAGTACAGGTAGCTGAGCAGTACAAAGAATTGGCAAAGGATTCCAGTATTAATGCGGCGAATGCTCAAAAAGGTTCTCAACAATTTAAACAAGAATCACAGCATTATAGTGAAAAGTCCATTATTGCCAGCCAACAAGCTGAATATAACGCTATTCGTGCAGAAAAAGCACAAGACTTATCTTTGGAGTCTGTAAGTCTTGCTTCCAAGGTTGTTGATGCGACTAGATTAACTGTTGTTGGTGTTGCAAAAGATTTAATTACGACACAGAAGATTGTTATTTCATTTCACCCAATTAACTGAGGTATTGCTGTGATGGATAAACCTGGAGATCTGCTTGTTTTTGCTGTTGGTGAATTAACACAAGAAACAACCAAATTGTTGCAAGAGTATCGTAATGCAAAGGTCAGTATTGATGGCAAAGTCCAGTTAGTTCTGGCAACAGCCGTTGATGTGGGACTAAGTGAAGATAATTCAAAAGAGAGTCAATTAGCTGCAGCTAATAGTGCTAATGAAGCGAAGATTCAAGCAGATAAGGCGCTTACTGTTGTAGGTGGTGCTATTAGTCATACGCCGAACTCACGTATGAAACAGCTCATGGATGCTAATGGTAATTTTAACACGATGGTTTCTATTCCTTGCTTTACTTTTGACGAGGTAAATATGTCAGGTCAAATAGGTACTGGTGTTCATCCTGCTTTTTTACGACAAGATGGATCTATTATCCCTGAAATTTGGGTTGGGGCTTTTACTGCTTCGAATAAATCAAACAATGTGATTGTGCAAAGTGATGTTGAGCCATGGCATACCATTAACTACGATGATGCGAAAGCCAAGTGTGTAGCTATGGGTAATGGCTGGCACATGATGACAGCTATGGAATGGTCAGCGATCGCGCTTTGGTGTTTAGCGAATGATTTTCAGCCTAATGGCAATACACAATATGGTCGATCTCATGCAAAAAGAATTGAGTTTTGTAAGAGAGTTGATGGAGATATACCTAATACGCGTAATAAAGCTGCACTTGGATCTTGCGGTTCAGGGCCTAATTCATGGCGGCATGATAACACGCCATTTGGGATCAGTGATTTGAACGGTAATCTATGGGAATGGATTGACGGATTTAAGCTTGTGAATAATAAATTTCATATTTCAAGTTACTCTGGTCAACCCGAGTCTGAATGGGAAGTCACCGATATTGGCCTTTTAGGACCAAGTGGTAATAAATGGGGAAATTATAAATTCACAGGTACAAGTGAAATACTTAAGCAGATGTTGATTGAAAGTACGGAAGCGACAAAAAAACTTAAAGGTGGACTTTTTTATAACATAACTGGAGAACGAATTCCTTTCAAAGGTGGCACTTGGCAAAGTGGTTCTCGCGGTGGCTTGGCTGCACTTAATCTCCAATACCATCGTACATCTAAGTATGGCAATGTTGGTTTTCGGCCTGTTTTTATCGCGGATTAATGGATTTTCATGCTAATAGATATCCCTCTTATGCGTGGAGAAGTGCCACGATTGAAACCGCATTTACTACCGAATGAAGCCGCTGTGATTGCTAAAGACTGTTGTTTTGAAAATGGCATTATTCGTCCGCTATTTAATGATTTGGCGATAGCGACATTGCCTATTGAGGCAAAAACATTATTTAAATATACCGATGACCATTGGTTTGTATGGAATAAACGAATAGAAGCTATTCATAATCCAATGGCTCAAGATAAATGGCAACGTGTGTATTTCTCGGGAGAAAACAAACCAAAGGTAACAGCTCAAGATATTGCGATTGGTGTTGTAAGTCCAGCTGCTAGCTATGATTTAGGCGTGCCTGCACCAAGTTCTGCACCTGTAATCAACCGGATAGATAGTTCAACGGGCAGTGAGCCTGAAGAAGGACAGCCTGACATCTTTGATGATGAAACGCGATTCTATATTCAAACGTTTGTGACACGTTTTGGGGAGGAAGGTGCACCATCAAAACCGAGTACGGAGTTATTAGTAGAAAAGCCAGGTTCTACTGTTTATGTCGGTCTATCTCGCTTGAACACTAATACAAATAACATCACACATACTCGTTTATATAGGACGGTTACAAGTAGTGTGGGGGCTGAGTATATGCTTGTGGCTGAACTTCCAATTGCACAGGTAGAATATGCTGATAGCGCTAAAACACTGAATGCTCCGATTGTTGAAACGTGGGATTACGATGTTCCGGATGAAAAAATGCGTGGGCTTTGCGTGATGGCCAACGGAATTTGTGCGGGCTTTGCAGGTAATGAAATTATGTTCTCAGAAGCCTTTTTACCTTACGTATGGCCTAAACAATATCGAGGAACAACAGAGCATCAGATAGTGGGTATTGCAGCTATTGGTACGAGCTTAGTGGTTGTTACTAAAGGATATCCGTATATATTTGGTGGCGTGACACCCAGTGCGATTAATGGAACCAAAATAGGCAGTGAACAGGCTTGTGTGAGTAAAGAGTCAATAGTTGTCGTTAATGGCACGGTAATTTATGCATCTCCTGATGGGCTTATTGCCATTGGTTCTGATGGCGCAATAACGATTACAGATCAGCTAATGACGCGAAGACAATGGCAAACCAAGATACCTCATACGATAAAAGCATGGGCTTCTGAAGGGATGTATATTGCTTTGTATGAGGGTGGTGGCTTTATCTTCGATCCTGTATCTCAAGACTTTCGTGAACTATCAAATCGTTGGGATTGTGCTTATGAAGATTTAGAACGAGATCAATTGGTGATAGTTCAAGGTAATGAAATGTGCTTTTGGCAAGGAGGCGACAGCTACTTATCAGGACTGTGGCGTAGTAAAGTTTTCCAATTACCCGTAGATTCATTAATGTCCTGCGCTCGTGTGGTATCAACTGAAATTAACCAGCTGTCCTTGAAGATTTTTGGTGATGGTCAGTTGGTATACTCTTTAAACAAAGGTGAGGTTCCTCATAACGGTTTTCGGTTACCGGCTATTCGCGCAACAAATTGGCAAATTGAAGTCAGTGGTCGTGCTGAAGTTGAACGCTTGATGGTGGCCAGTTCTATGCAGGAGCTAATGTAATGGTTTCCCCAAAGAATAATATAAAGTCAGGTTTTCGTGGTGGGCGTGATAGCGCGGCAATACAAGAAAACATTGAGTTATTAACTGGGCAACGAGGTAATGGATTAGATCGCGCAATCACGATGCGTGAACTTGCTAGTTTGGGCTTAATTAATGTTACTAGGAATAGTAACGGAGCTGTAATCCCTAGGCCGAAACCACCCGTAATTCCTGATGGTAAGCCAATACAACGGCCTCATTCTCCTGTCGGTTTTGCTGCTTTGGGTGGGTTTGGTGCCATTATGTTGGAATGGGAAAATCCAACCTTTTATGGTTTTGCTTTTGCTGAGCTGTGGCGAGCAGCACCTAATGCCGATGGCTCAGCTCCGTATTTAGAACAAGCAGTACTTATTGCGACAACGCCAGCGACGGTGTTTGGTGATATTGTCAATCCTGGCTCTACATACTATTACTGGTGTCGGTTCGTGAATATTAATAATATTGCAGGGCCATATAATAATGTTGATGGGGTAAAGGTTTCTACCAGTCCTAATATTAGTGACATTATTGATGATATTGGCGAACAGATGAAAAAATCTGATCTAATTCAAGAATTGGAAAAGGATATATCTGAAGGAGATAAAGCGGCTAATACTGCGATTGAATTAGCAAAGAAAGAATTAGTTGATGCAGATAATTTAATAAATGCAAGCATAGGTCGTTTAAAAACAATTGTTTCAAATTCGGATCGTGCATTGGCAAAACGTATTGATGGTTTAGCGGCACAATGGAAATCTGATGATAAAAAAGTCCTAACTGTGGCTAAAGGCGATATTACTCGCGTTCAAAAGATTTTAACAAATAAAGATAATGCATTAGCTAGTGATATCTTGAAAATTGCAGTGGCTTATAAAAAAGGAGATAACGCATTAGCTGGTGCAATTACTGCGCTCAATAATGTAACGGCTGAACGTGACAGAGTGGTCTCTAAAAAGGTTGATACGGTTCGATCGAGTCTTAATAATGTTGCTGCGACTGTTCAGCAAAATAGCCAATCTATCAGTTCTCTTAATCAGAATGGCTCGATTGCACATAAAGCAATGTGGAATACCAAGGCGAAAGCCGGCGATATTAAAGCGGGAATTGGTCTTTTAGCTAAATCTGATGGTACGAGCCAAGTTGCTATTTCTGCCTCTCAATTTTTTGTCTTTGACCCTAATATTTCCAATAAAAAAATTCAGCCTCTTTTTGCTATCGATAAAGGTAAGGTAATAATACCTAAGGCCTTTATTGAAAAGGCAACTATTCAAATATTAAATGCACAGACTATTGTTGCAGATAGGGTTAAAGCTGGCATTAGCATTAACTCTCCAGTTATTAACGGTGGGCAGGTGACTGGTGGGTGGGCAGGGTTTGGTTCAGGTGGCCCATATTCTGGTTATCATACAAAAATTGGTATTGGTGGTGAAATTTGGACGGATAGGCTACACGCTCGTGGTGCAAACATTAGCGGGAATATTACGGCTACAAAAGGTAGGTTCAGTAACGTAACTATTGATGGTACATGTAAAGTTAAGCGCATAGAGGCCAACGCTATCATAGGAGATATAACGAAGATATTAACCCCAAGCTATCCCAATAAGTATATTGATAGGCAGGGAGATATTGAGGTTTTTAGGCTTAATGTTGGAAGAATGCCATTCAAGAGATCAGCATTAATTAGCGGCAACAGATTTAGGACTTCCGGATCATCTTTTACATATGAGTGCCTTGTTGACATTAATGGTTCGGGACCAAGGAAAATATTACCGTCATTTAGCGGGTTATCTGGTGCAGCCTTGCAGGGTATGAGTACTATTATAGATATTCAACCAAATATAAATGCAAATATTATTATTTATGTGCGTAAGACTGGGGCGTTTAGGAAGGTTTTCTTCCCAATATCTCCAGTAAATATATGGATGATATTTAAAAACTAAATTAAAAATCATTACGGGAGTTATGTTTATGACTTATCCACTACTCGTTTAATAGTGCTTAATCTTCTTTCTTGATCATATTTATTATGTTGTTTGTGGCGGGTTTTATGGATGTACTAAGGCAAAATTGGCATAAGTATCGCGATAGGCTACTTCCTGTAATACAAGCTACTGAAAGGCGCAATTCACATTTATTTAGTGACGAAATCGATAAGGCTCTATCTTCTGATAGGGCCTTTTTATTTATTGGCGAAGATGGTTTTTTTGTACTGCAGCCGTTGTCTGAAAATGGCGTAGTGACAGTGAATGTGATGTTTGCCTTTGACTGGGGTGGTAATGCGATTGAACGTTATCAGGCATCTATTGAGCGGTTGTCTCGTGAAATTGGTGCAACAGGATTAAAGTTATATACCGTTGTTAAAGGTTTGGTCCCTTTGCTTAAACAACAACACTGGCAATTAACCAATGACGATAGAATTATGCGTTTTATCAAACCATTATAGGAGTTGATATGGGTGGTGGAGGCAAAAATAAAGCACAAGAGACAACAGCGCAAAAATCAGCAGCAGAGGTCGCTAATCGTCAATGGAGTGTTTATCAAAACGATTTAAAAGGTTTTGAAGACAACTTTATTCAACGTGTTGATAATTATAACTCATCACAAAATATGGCTAAAACTAAACAAGATACTGACTTAGCCTATGCCAAGAGTTTTAGTGATTCTCGCAGTGCAGCAGATAAACAATTAACTGCTTCTGGTATTGATCCAAGTAGTAGTAAATATCAGCAAACGATGGCTGACATATCGACCGAGCAAGCAATAGAACAAGCCGATACGGTTAATCGTGCTCAAACAGCAGAGCAAGATAAGCATATGGCAGGTCTACAGGATGTTACTGCTATTGGTATGGGGCAAAAATCAGAGTCATTAGCCAGCATGGGCAATATTGCTACCTCAAGTATGCGTAAAGCAGCGTTTGATGCTCAAAACGCATTCAATAGACGATCTGCAAATAATCAATTAATCGGTACAGTTGCTGGTGCTGGAGTCTCTGCTGGTTTGCGGGGGGTCGGTTCTATGTCATCAGGCTCCAGTATGGATGGTATATCAACGATGAAATCACGGCCTACCTATGATCATGAAACTAACTCATTTGGCACCATGCTTTCTTAAGGAGTAAATGATGGGGATAGCAGCAGATACCTATGCAGATTTAACTCGAAAGATGTATGAAGATTGGGAGCAGCGATTTTATCCGAAGCAAAAAGAGCTATTGGAAAAGGCATCAACAGGCCAACTTGCATCAGAGCAGCTTTCTCGTGTTGATGAGAATTTACGAGGCTCATTACGAGCGTCTACTCAGTCAAACGCTAATAGGATGGCAAGGTTTGGTGTCACAGCGGAACAAAATACGAGTGGTGATGCTCGGCAGGCTCTTGGGATAGCAGGAACAAAGAATGCTGTGCGTAAACATGCAGAAGAAAGGTCAATGTCGATTCTGTCTGGTGCAAATATGGGATTGCGTCAAAAAATGAATGTAGGCGGAGGGATGTAATGTCATACAGTATTTTATCTTTAGGTAATGATACGCGTAAGCAAGCAATGTCAGGTTTGCGTAGTGCAGCCGATCGCGAAGAACATCTGGAAAGTACAAATAAACAACTCAAAACAGCTAAACGAACACAAACGATGGGAGCTATTGGAACAGGTGCTGCAATAGGTACTTCTATTATGCCTGGTATTGGTACGGCCATCGGTGCTGTGGGTGGTTTGATTATTGGTGAATTATTTTAAGGTGTGCCTATGAGTTTAGATACACGTGGGTTTATGGATGGGGCATTACGTGGTTTTGATTTAATGGAACGACGTTATGATCGCCAAGATAGAAAAGAAGATAGACAACGTAGTTTACGTCAAGCTGATGAAGATAGAGCTGAAAATAAACGCCGATATACAGATAGTGTGGAACGACAGAGTCGACTTGATTCAACAAATGAAGAACGCTATCAGGCGGCACAAGTAAAAGATGAACACCGTTACAAAGATCAATTGGCACGACAACAGCGAATAGAAAACCGTAGCGATGCTGTAGATCAATCTCGTCTTGAATATAACAATACTCGTACTTCACAGCTGAAGCGTCAGCAATTTCTTAGTGATAACTCGGTGCTATTGGATGCCGGTTGGCAGAAGTTTCAGAAGACGGGTGAACTTGATGAAATTTTTGATGATCCCAATGTAAAAGGTGGAGCATACGATATTCGTCGTTATACACCCCAATTATTAACATCATTTAAAAATATCGAAACTAATATGCCCAAAGTACTCTCTGGTGAGCTGAGTGCTGATAATTTGGTGGATGATTTAGATGTTATCTATCGACCGAATTTGAATGCCGCTGTAGGTACTAAAGATGCGTCAGGGAAAATTATTGCTTCAACTAAACTTGCTCGAGTTACTCAACAAGCTGATATTGATCCAAATCGAGAAGGCGATCAACCGGGTTTGGTACTTGGCATGGAAGTATTCTATGAGGATGGGAGTTCTGGAGGGATTCGACCTGTTACTCAAAATCGTTCTACTGATAAAAAAGATGCTGTAATGGTGATCCCACTTGAATCTGCAATGAAGGATTTAACGGGGCAGATGAATATGGCACGTAAAGTATCATCCTCTCAGTATTATAATAAGTTGTTTAAGCCTCAGGACAGTAAAGCATCAATTGAATTTCAAAAAGAATACCGTAAGGCTGTGAATGATGTTTATAGCAATAGTGAAAATGCTAAAGCTAAGTTAATAGAGAGTGCTGGTGGCATGATGACACCTGAACTTCAGCAGCAAATGGATAGTCTTGATGAACAAGTAAAAACACGATTAGAGCAGGTTGATGCGCTTTATTATAAGCAGGGGAATGATGGTCAAAACACTCAAATTTCTGCTTCTCAGCCTGCTTATAAAACATGGGCAACAGATAGTCAAAAATTAGCATTTATTGATGCGTTAGCTAAACGTGGCGAAGATCTATCAAAGGCAACACCAGAAGTGCTTGATGCAGCGTATACCTCGTTAATGAATAATAAAAAACAAGAACAGTTTGCCACTGATGCAGAATCATTGCGGATGCGGTATTACCAATCGGTGCAATAATATTGTCTTGGGTTTGCTCGATGTCAAAATTAGTGATTGGAGCTATCCAACTTAAGGATTACAGAAAGCGGTAACAACCTAATTCATCATTGATGGCAGTATCTCGTTGCTGGCCAAAACTTAGCGCATACTGACTACATTATGGAAAACTACACCTGAACCACTGCACCGAAAGGCGCGGTGGTTTTTTTATGCCATTTTTATGAGGTTTACATGAGCGAAAGATTATTAGGCAACGATATTGATCCTAAAGCGACTGTTCAAGCGCAAACGGATATGACAAATACTGGTGGAGACTATGAGTTACCTGAGGGTTTTTCGTTAGCTAATTTTCAGCCTCGTGATGTGAAAAATCATGAAGTAAGTTTATTCGATGGCGCAAAATCTTTTGTGAGTGGAGGCTTGCGCTCTTTAGAGGGGGCATCTGAAGCACAAGGGCAGGTGTTGAATGTGTTAAATGACAAGGTAAACGCTAATGATGGATGGATATCTAGCGTTGCCTCTGCTGCACAAGACATACCTGTAGTTAGAGCCGCAATGGCAACTACACCTTATATAAAAAACGTATTAGATTCAGCTGCAAATACTGTAGAAGACAGCTTAAGCGATGATGCAAAAGCTGCTGCGAGTGAGCCACTTGCATGGCGAGAAGGAGATAACTGGAGAGTATCAACTGATCCTGCTGTGTGGGGGATCCAATTTAGTAAATCGATGGGTTATATGTTGCCAACTATTGCAACTGCATTTTCGACAGGAGGTGTATCAGCGAGTGCATTATTGCCTAATATCACTAATGCAATGATTCGCTCTGGGGCAAGTGCAACGTTAGCGTCTAAAGCTGCACCTATTGCACTTAATATGCTAATGAAAGCACCAGCGGTTGGAGTTGGGATGAGTACTGATTTAGGTACTCAAGGCGTAGAGTCTAGTAATGGTGTGATAGATGCAGAGCATCGTCAATTGATGGAATCACAACATTACCAAGATGCATTTATAGACATTGATAGTGATCCTAAGTACGTACATTTATCTGACGGTGAGAAGTTTGGTCTTGCTAAAGAATTTGTGAGTAATCAGGCATCTCGCGCTGCAATGACCGATGTTCGTAATGTTGCAGCAAGTGCTGCTGCGACAATGGTAGGTGATATACCATTAGCTAATGCGATGCTTAAAGGATTTAAACATGGTGGTGGTGTTCGTGGAACTGCAGCGGGTATAGCAAAAGGTATTGCACGTGAAGCTCCAATGGAAGCTATCCAAGAAGGAACGCAGCAGCGTGTAAGTAACGAAGTATCCAACGAGTACCAAGGCTCGAACATTGATCCTAACCAAGGTGTTGCAGAAGCAGCGGTAAGTGGTGGCTTAATGGGAACTGCCATGGGGGGAAGTATGGGGTCTATTGGTGGTTTTCGAAGTAAGTCGCAGGTAGATCCGATAACAGAAATATCTGTTGATGATAGCCCTGTCTCTGAAGCGCCGATTGATTCAAATGCAGTTGATGCCTCTATTAGTGAGGATTCAGTACCAGAACAACATAACAAAATTTATCCTAATGACTTTGAAAATACATCGTCTCAAATTCGGCAACAAGAAGCAGACACCAATGAAACGGCATCAGAATTAGAAACTGAGAATGTAGTGGAATCTACGCCAGACAGTGATGTGAATCCTGATATAAATCCGGAGCTGGCCACAAGTATCTTCAATGAAGTCGATACACAAAATGATTTAGATATCCCTGCATATTTACGCCAACCAGTAAAATTGAGTGAAAAGGCTGCCAGTATTGATGAGTCTTTGCCTGCAGCTACCAATACTGATTTAGTTGTTTCTGACTCTCGGCCTGATGTTATTTATGGTCATGATAAGCGGACAACACAGGATCCAACTATTTATGATAAACCAGTTGGTGAGCCTCAATTTGAAGGAGGAATCCCTAAGAATAAATTACGTCAATTAAAGTATTTGGCCAATCGGCGTAATGCAAAAATCCCATTAGCCTTACAGCCACTGAAAGGTTCTGGTCGTTTCACTCGTCCTGAATATCGCAGTCGCTTAGTCTCTATTGCTGATGAAGCAATCTCATTAGGTAATAGTAAAAGTGTCAATGTACAGGTTGATTCAATATCAGACGCAATCACCAAACTAGGAGGTGTAAGTCGTACATCGGCACAAGCTGATGGTATTGATTCTGCAGCTTTCAAACGTAATAAGCTGTTTTCTGCCACAAAGGGACGTACTTTTGATGAGTTAGCTGAAGTGCTGAATGAACATGGATATAGATCGCGTGATGGCGGTAAGTTAGACGCTAATGCAGTGCTTGATCTTGTCGACAGTGAAGTTAATAACAATGAGCGTCACTTTAGCAGTCAATCAGATATGTTAACGGAAACCGATCACGGTTCGGCTTTTAATGAATTGGTCCGTGAGTATGGTGCTGAACGTGTTAAAACGGCAATAAGTAAGGCCTTGCAAGGTAACCGCTTAGGGGATCGACAGGCTGAAATTGTTAATGAGGCAATGGATGTTATTGAAACAGGGCGTATTGAACAAGCTGGTGGAATTGAAGCTCGTCATGGCGAGCGAGATAGTCGCCGTGAAGCTCGAGCTTTGAGGCAAAAGAAACAGTTAGAGAAAACTCATAATGAGTTGGGGCTACCTAAAAAGGTGGAACCTGACAATTCTGTCAATATTGAGAGAGAATATAATGAGACGGTTGAAGCTGTACTAGATAATTCGATTAAACAAGCAACGATAGCTAATCCCATAGAAACAGAGTCATTAATATATCGTTATGAGACCGGCCAAATTACGACTGCAGACTTAATATCACGTTTAGGAGAGCTTGATTATGCCGATAAACAAAAACTCAACAGCATGGAAGACACTCAATCAACTTCCAAAAGAAAGGATCCTACAAGCGTTGAAGAACGGGCTAGAGAAAGGGAAACACCTTCGTCAAAAGAATCAGAATCAACAAGAATTAATAGCGACAGAGTCGGAACCGATGATGTTAAAAAACCAAAGCATGAGCAAAGAAGAGAACCTAAATCAAAAATAACATCTACTGATGACCATCGTTCGATGCTGTATTCACAGCAGGCGTTAAGCAGTTCAAATACTACAACGAAGGGAATACCCTTAAAGCAAGCAGAGTTGGCCGTTAAATCATGGTTACGCCAGTACAATGGCGGTGCTGGTGTTTCAGTAAATGTAGTCAAAACTCAAGCAGAGGCTGAGCAGATATTAGGTACATCATTTAACGATTATAAGGTGAATGCATTTTATGATGAAGTTACTGCATCAGTTGTTGTAGTGGCAGATAACATTGCAAATACCAAAGATCTCCGTCAAAAGTTGCGCCACGAAATTTTAGTTCATCACGGCTTACGTGCTGTTGTTGGTGACACGGAGTATGGACGTATCCTGAAAACAGTATATTCAGGTCTCGGCTCTAAGCATTTAAAATCAATGGTTGCAGAACTAGAGCAAAGCTATAGCAGAGAAAACTTAAATAATTTTGTCGAAGAAGTGTTGGCGCATGTAGCGGAGAATGAACGTAATAAGTCCCAACAGTGGTATGACAGAGTCATGGCGGTGATTGCTACCGCATTACGTAAAGTCGGTCTAATGTCAGCGTCTGATATAACTAAAGCTGAATTGCATAATATTGTACAAACATTAACAGACCGAATTAAGTCGGTAAATGAATGGGGACCAGATAGTTCACCACCAGGTAATGATAGTAATGGGCACATATCACGCACGAAGTTCAGCCGCACGGTTTTCACAAATAATCAATCATCATCAGCATTTCTTGATGCTGTAGAAAAAGCACGATCGCATATAAAAGGACCAGCTTCTGATGTTGCTGCTGGTGGCTTTGATATCCCCACTGAAAACATCAAATCAACTATCGTCCGTAATTTAGCGGATAAGTTTCAAGTCCTCAAAGAGTTACAACGCAATATTGTAAAAGCTGACGGTAAAATTACAGAGGATAGTGATACTTACCTTGCAGAAGAACTCTTTCACGGGAAGGCTGAAAATGATTTGCGGATCATGAAAGATGCTTTTGTGAAGCCATTAGCCAATAAAATGGCTCAATATGATATAAGCCAGACAAAGCTTGATGAATACCTGATAGCTCGTCATGCCCAAGAGCGTAATGCTTATATTGCATCAATTAATGCTAAGTTTCCTGACGGTGGCTCGGGTATGAGCAATGCAGATGCCCAAAGTAAACTTGATGAAATTAGAAATAGCGGTAAGCAAAAACACTATGATGAGTTAGCACATATTGTGGATGCGATGATAGCACGTCAGCGTGATGTGTTACGTGATAGTGGTTTGGAATCAGATGCGGTGATTGATAGTTGGCAATCTCACTACAAACACTATGTGCCCTTAAAGGGGATAGCAAAAGATGAGTCATCATTACCACGCACAGGTAAAGGTTTTAGTATTGGTGGTAAAGAAGCTAAAAATGCCATGGGGCGAAAATCCATAGCTGAATCACCAAGCAGCCATGCTATCTCTGATTTAACAGAAAAACTTATCCGAGCCCGTAAAAACGAAGTGGGAAATGCACTGCTTAAGTTAGTGAAAGATAATCCTTCTGATGATTACTGGCAGGTTTTTAGCAGTGATAAACCAGACACATCGCCACAAATTATTGAGCGTAAGAACTCAAAAACAGGTCAAAAGGAAAAGGTTGTTGAGGATCGTCCTGTACCTATGTCCATGATGCCTGATTACTACTTTCCAACAAAGAAAGATGGCAAGGTCTATTACATAAAATTGCATGATAAACGATTGATGAAAGCAATGAAGAATATCGGGCCAGACAATAGTAATGGCATTATTCGAGCTATGGCTACGTTTAATCGATTTCTTGCTTCAGTAAATACCAGCTACAACCCTGAATTTGTTGTAGGGAACTTTGCACGTGATATTCAAACTGCGTTCTTAAATCTATCTGCAGAGCAAACACGCGATGACGGTAAGATCAAAGGTAAGAATATTGCTAAGCAGGTGATAGTTGATATTAAGCATGCAATGCCTGCGGTATATGCTTCATTGAATGATAAGTCCTCTAAAACGCCTAGTGGGCGTGAATGGCAGAATTATTTTAATGAATTTATGGAAGATGGAGGTAAAACCGGTTGGTTTGATATGAAGGATGTCGACGGCCAAGCTAAAGATATTGAACGCATGGTTGCTGTGGCCAGTGGTTCAACAAAAGGTAAGGCATATAAAGCGTTTGATGCTGTTGCTGGTTTCGTTGAAAACGTTAATAGCGCTGTTGAAAATGCTGTGCGGTTATCTGCTTATGTGAACGCCCGTAAAGCAGGGATTAGTCGTAAGAAGTCAGCATCATTAGCAAAGAACATGACCGTTAATTTTAATCGTCGAGGTGAAGTAGGTACTACCTTAAATGCAATGTATATGTTTGCGAATGCTTCTATTCAAGGCACTGTAAATTTTGTGCGTACTATGGCTGATTTGAATGGCGATGGTAAGTTGAAATGGAAAAATATGAACAAGGCGCAAAAGTTGGCTACTGGTATTGTGGCTGGTTCGTTTGTCTTGGCGTTTGCCAATAGAAATGCGGCTGGTGACGATGATGATGGCGAGAATTGGTATGACAAAGTACCTGATTACGTTAAAGAACGTAATTTTGTGATCATGAAATCATTAGTTGGGGGAAAGCAAGATGGTTCTTACTGGTCAATTCCAATGCCTTATGGATACAACGTATTTTCAGTCTTGGGTTCAAGCGTTGAATCTGTCATGAATAGTGACAGTGTCACTCCTGTGAAAGCAGCAGGAGACTTAGTCATGGCTGCACTTGGCGCTTTTTCACCTATAGGTATGAGTGAATCTCATACTATAACGGGAGCTGTTCTTAAAAATGCTTTACCAACTATAGGTAAGCCTTTTGCTGAGCTTGGATTAAATGAAAACTTCTTTGGTGGTCAGATTTATAAAGAGAACATGCCATTTGGTACACCTCAGCCTAATAGTTCTATAAGTAAACGGGGTACATCCGATCACTATAAAGACTTCGCAAAATGGCTGAATCAAGTCTCAGGCGGTAGTAAATATCGATCTGGGGGATTAGATTTTAGCCCAGATGCAATGCAGTATATTGTTGGTTATATGGGCGGTGCTGCATTTCGGTTTACAAGTGTAAAGGTTCCTGGATTAGTTGATAAAGTGACGAACGATAACGTTGAAGATAGTCAGGTCGCTTTTTTAAGTCGTATATCCGGTCGAGTAATGCCATATGCAGATCAAAGTAAGTTTTATGAGCGCCGTGATGAATTACTGCAGATAAGAGATGAATCTAAGGTAACGTTTGGCACTAAGCGTAAGAACTTTTTAGGCACTTACGGTAAAAAACTGCGATTACTTCCTATGCTGAAGGTAACTGAAAATCAGCTTAAAGCGTTACGTAAACGTCGTAATGCTATTTATGCCCTCAACATCCCATCTAAAGATAAAGATTTACGTTTGAAGAACATTGAACGTCAGATGAAAACAGTAATAGATAGGTTTAATCGTCAATATAATGCTTAGAAAGTTGGCCTAATTAAATTGAGTAAAATAATTATTTCAAATAGTCGCTCATTAAGACTTTTATTTAGTTTGGGAAGTGGATTAAAAGAGGAGGTTAAATAATTTTATATGGATATCGATAAAGCAAAAAACCGCCAAAAATGGCGGTTAGTAAGGAATGATATCAGCTCAGGATTAATTCCGTTGTGACATCAAAAAATTAACATTTTCTGTCAATTCTACGATTAACTGATCTTGTTCTGCGATTTTTTGCTGTAAATCATCAATACATACAGCATTTTCGTCACAGATTTTAACTGTTCCACCCATTACTGCGAAAGTGTTGCTCTCGTGAAGGATTGGAGCTTCTGGGCGAAGTTGGCCGTTTGCAAACATATAATCACGTAAACCGATACCAACAGAGTTGTACCCATTTACAGTAATGCTTGAGCCAATAGCTGTTGATGAATGCCCATTTGCTGTTGCTTTAAAGCCGAATGCAGTAGATCCTGCGCCATTAGCCTCAGTGCCACTACCAAACGCAGTAGACCAATCACCATTAGCATCGGTTCCATCACCCCATGCTGTCGAAGCTTTACCTACAGCACGAGTCATTTGACCAAAAGCTGTTGAAGCCCAACCTCCAGCATATGTTTCTAAACCGAATGCTGTGGCTTCAGAGCCAGAGCGTGGAATAACGGTGTTCCAGCCCCAAGCAGTACTATTGAAGCCCTTTATTTCTTTTGCCATGCCCCAGTGCTTAGCATTCACACCAATATTAGTTTTTTCGTGTGTTGCGATCTGGCTATTTTGATTAATATGTTGTTCTAGATCGCTAGCATAAGCAGTGCTTGTAATTGCAAGCATACAAAGACATAAGAAACGCTTTTTCATGATTATTTTCCAGTTTAATTTATGTGAAACTTGATGCGCATGGTAGAGGGGAGTAGAAGATATTAGAAGTAAAATAATGTAACTAAGTGTGTATGAAACTCTTAGATTCAGAGATTGTTGCAGTCGATTATGCCTGGTGAAAAGGTAACAGCAGAACAGATTGCTGAGCGTTGTGAATTGTCCTGTTCGTGGGCGAGTACGTTGTTGAAGACGGTTTGGGAGAGGGGATATTTAAGAAGAACTTCCTTCATGAGAGAAGGTGGTGGAGTGTTTTTCTTATATAAGTGTCAAAAATAAATGAATCAACAATATAAATATAGTAGCATATTGGTGGTTACTATTAATAAGAAGATTACATGAAAAAGGTTTTATTATTTTTACTTGTTCTTTTAGGCATTTTTGCTCCACTTCTATCTTATTTATATTTATTTGAACCATTTAACTTTTTATCCTCACATATTGAAACTATAAATAAGGTTACACGTTATCAGGCTGGAGCCTTGTTTGTTTTTATTATGTTAGTGTGGGTATATGTTTTTGTTCATTGTAAAATACTTAAATATGGATTTCATGTAATCGCAGGTGCTATATCTATTATTTTTGCATTACTTGCTATTGCAGGGGTTTGTTTTGAAATTTACTCATTATTGTGCTTGATTTTATTATCTTTGGCTGGATTGCTGAGTATATATTGTGTAAGTGTTCCTCTAGTAGTATTTTTTCAAAATAAAATAAGAGGATCGTGGGAATATATTATAATAACTATTATTTTTGGTAGTAGTTTAACTTTTATTATTAGCGGATATGCATCTGTAATTGTTAATGAGATCTTTGGTATCAATGCTAAATATCTTCCATATTCAACAGTATTGTCAATGTTCATTGTATTATCGCCATTTCTAGCAATTATTTCTTTTATCTTGCTCTTGGTTATAATTTTTTTAAAAATAGATCTATTTAAAAATGAATATGGTCATAATAAATTTTATTTAATAAACGCTTTTGTTGGATGTTATATTTTATTTATTATGAGTATAGGGGTAGGGTCTCATAGTTCTAAAAGCTTAGAGAGAGTTGCAAGTATATTTGATTTTGATTCTTATCATTATTGTGTATTTTCTGAAAAAGTAGATGGTGTGATTTTTTTAGACTCACAGTATTCTAAGGTTTTAACATATAAAAAAGGCAGGAAGCCTCTTTATACGGTGATGGTTTGTAATATTAAATAAGCTAAGTTCTTCTGGGTCCGCAGAAACATCAAACGAGTGCGACTCTCGGGAAATAAAAATTTTTTGGCTCTCTTAGCCACCACCGAGGTTGGCGATTTAGACCATTTTCGGTGGTGAAGGGTAGAGCGTGATGCGTAACGCTGTTTAGTTTTTGTGTTTAATTTATAACGTTGGTTTTTTAGTCGTGATTATTAACAATTATAATAAATCTTTTAATGAGTAAATATATACACGCTAAAATGTTTAATCCTGATTAATGTGTATTAAATTACACATTAATCAAAAAGAGCCTTTAGAGCTGCAGGTGAAGAAGGAATTAGCCCAATTTTTAGACCAAAAGGTTTAAATACTTTACCTAAAATGTCAGCATTAAAATGGCCGCGATCGTTCTCTATATCTGAAATTGTTTTACGCGAAACACCGACCATTTTGGCAAAGACATCTTGTTTTATACCTAAAACTCCAATCCGAAGATTTTTTAAGGCTTTTCCTTGAGATAGTTGACCAAATATTAATTGTTTGACTATCGCATTGATTTTCTTTTTTCGTTCTGATGGACTGGTAGTCGTAATATTTTTTGATACTCTTCCTGGAGATGACGATTCCTGCATCAAAGTTGGCTCTGTACCGTGAGATGGACGGTGATCTTCAGAAACACTTTGAATATTTCCTTTTTTCATTCGAGCGATAACATCTTCTACGCTTTCAGCTTGAATATGATCAGTATTACTCATAAAAGTCCCCATTTTTTTATCTTTTCAGGTATAAACTTCAAACCAATAGCTGGCATATTTGTTATTTGCTCTGGCGCACCTCTGCTCTCCAACCGCTCTTGAAGACCTAGACATTTTTTAGCCGTATTTCGAAGTTCCATAAGCAAAACGTCGCTCGGCACAAGATCTGATAGAGATTCTGCAATACCAAAGAAGTCATACTCACCACCTACTTCTAATGGTGATTTCCATTTTGTAGATCGAGGAATACCTTCGGGATCTGCTTTCATAGGTGCGAAATCATAAATAGGAGAGAGTTTAATAAAACCGTCACCTTTCAGAAAACATGTATTTCGGCCATGATTATCACTATTACCGAATAATATGTTCAGCAAATCTCTTTTTACCCATTCAATAACGAAAGCCTGAATATCAAAAATATAACCATGTGTTTTTACAGTATGACTTTGCGTTATTTTTTTAATCAAATCTCTAATTGTTGTTTCATGATCGAGAGTAACGCCAGGGCCTATACCTAAGATGGAATACACTGATTCCATGCCAAATCTTGATATAGAAGGAGCAGGGCTCTCACCATATATCACATCAAATCTTGGTAACCATAAAGATGGATATGTTAAGCCTTCTTCAAGTCGCATATTTTCTACGGGAATAGTATCGAATCCCATAGCTGCTAGTTCATGGTAGTAATGATATTCAGCTCTAAGGATATTACAATCAACAAGGCTTCGAGTGCCGCGAGGGTACTTAACAAGATAGTGTAAATCTTGATTAGTGTTATCGTTCTGGTACGAGTCAATCCAGATATTTTTGGAATCAACAGATTTAGCCCGTTCCACAGAGTAACGAAGTAAAAGTTTAGGAGCTTCACCACCGGCACCTGTAGCACCACCTGCTGCTGCGCCTCTATGCTGAGCGTAATCGAGGAAGTCACCCGCTCTATTCTTTACATCATCGATAGTAAAGAAAAGTGTACCAGATATATGATCAGGCTTAGGTAATGAATCTTTAACTCTTAGGTTACCGACTGGAGCCATTGTTCCAAATTTGAGTAATATGAAATTTTGTTGCCCAGAACTCAATTCACCTATATTGAGGCGATTAACCCAGTATCGTCTACTCGCGCCACTAGGCATGATATCGTCTAAAAACTTCAACCAGCCGGGTCTACCGTCATCATCAAAGAAGAAAGATACCGGATAATTTATAGAAACGGCATGAATATCATCTTTATCAAAATGCTCTAATGCGTATTCGCTAATATAATTTAATTCAGTTATTCGATAGTTTTTCGAATCACTTTCTGGAAATGAAATGATTGCAATATCGAGCCACTTTTCGTTTAGAAAAGCTTGTATAGTCAGTTCTTCCACAGCAGACCCCTAATTTACCTAATGTGTAAAATGATACTCATAAAATGGTTTTTTTTCAATTAATGAGTATTTTAATACGCGTAAATATCTTTATTTTGATTTAATGAGTGTTTTTTTACTCATTAGATTTTGTTGGATATTTAGATGAAATAGAAAGGAGTCAATATGCGGAATAGTGGCATTCAGTCATTAGAGAACGATTTAGGCTAATTTAATGGAATTAATACGTGGCTTTGTCCCTGAAGTGTCATAAGTAACAAATAAAGTCATTTAGTTGTTTTATATCAAATGGTTACAAGTGGCGTGTTAGAGTCAATCCAATACAGTGTTGGCTCGTTTTTCTTGTTCATAGTATTTTCCAGAAGCCATGAGTGCGATATTAAGTGTCTGCTATAACAATGGCTTTTTGTTATATGCTGTTCGCATACACAGTAGTTAATTCTAAGTGAATTCAGCTTGGGATTTGCATTAATGTCCGAATGCGTGTCCCAAAATCCGAGCCTGTGTCCTAATTTAAAGGGATAGCGTAATGAGCCTGACAGACCGACAACTTAATCTTATATCAAAGCAAGACACTTATGACGGTAAAGCTGAAATTAGTGATGGTGAAGGGCTCGTTGTCCGCATAACACCTCAAGCTAAAATCTATTTTCATTACCGTTGCCGCTTTAATAAAAAAAGCCTAAGAATTCGTATAGGTAAGTATCCCGTAACTAGCCTTAAAGAGGCAAGGCGAAAGCATAAATTAATGATGGAATTAAGAGAATCTGGTCGAAATCCCAACATTGCTATAACGGGTGAGCTTGAATTTATCACTTTAGATGATTGTGTTGCGTACTGGCTTAAACATTATGTCCCTCAATTAAAAGTGGGTACTCAGGCACTTTATCGCTCGTTTGCCAAAAATTACCTTATTGGTGCGTTCCCTGAACGTAATGTTGAAACGATACCAGCCAGAGAATGGATGCAGTGGTTAGATACCATTAGCCTTGATAAACCCAAAACCGCTAATTCACTCTTCACCAAGCTAAGAGCCTGTTTAAACTTCTGTAAGAGTAAGTTCATTATTGAAAAAACAGACTTAGACCGAATTAAAAGACAGCATGTAGGTAGAGCACCAGAAGTCGGTACCCGAGTGCCAACGTTTTCAGAACTTAGCATGATTTGGTTGGCCATCGAACGCAGCCGCGCCAGCTCATCTAATAAGGCGCTGCATCAATTAACTATGTTGTGGGGCAGCCGTCTTTCAGAGTTGCGCCTAGCTCGTCGCAGTCACTTTGATATGGAAGCGGGTATATGGACGGTACCGAAAGAACTCAGTAAAACCAATACGCCAATAAGACGCCCAATTCCAACTAAAGCGCGGGTGATATTAGAGCGAGTAATGGCAACTTACGATGATGTGCTTTTTCCAGGTAGTGATCTTGATAAGCCGATAACTATTTCAGCGGCTAACCGTTATATCCGCCGTATAAGAGATGGTTTACCGATTGAAGATTGGCGTACCCATGATTTTAGACGCTCATTATCCACCGGTGCATCAGAGCTTGGTGTAATGCCACATGTAGTTGAAAAGATGCTTGGCCATGAGCTGGGTGGCGTATTAGCGGTTTATAACAAACATGATTGGCTGAAAGACCAGTTAGAAGGGTATGAGCTATATGCTGAGAAGCTGGATAGTTATTTGAAGTAGGGTTTGTTGATGATTCATTTTATTTAAGCCGTATTGGATGTTGGATATAGTATCTAACACGGAAATGCCCCGTTATCATTCAGAGTAAAAGTTCATACATATCGTGTTAACGGGATTTTTGATTAGTTTTTAATACTGCTTATTAATCTAGGCATAACTAAATATAATGATTTTTGCTGTTTGATTTTCAATTTTATATTGATTGTTATTAAGGCTGAATAACGAAATTTCTTATTTTCCACATTCCCCAAATTGCCACGCAAGAAAAAGAAAATTGTTAACGTGTTGATATTTATGTATTAAATGGGTTATAGTATTCTTATTAATAAGTGTATTTTTGCATATAAAGTAAGAATACTTATTAATCACAAAGTACTACATCATTTATTTATAACTCAATTTTCATCATTATCAACTTTCGGTGGTTTATGGAAACAACTAGCTTTATTTCAACAAAAGTAGCTACAAAACTCTTAAAAGTTTTGATTAAAGTGTTAAAAAACAGTGTTGACAAGCGTAATAATGAGTTGGTTAGGATTAATGATATATTTGGTAATTGTGAGGAACTTGCTAAGTTTTACATACAACCTGATTGCCAGCAGGTAAATCCTGCTGATGAGCTTGAAGATGAAACAATATCATCAATAAGAGCTGGAGTTTTTGAGACTATAAACAAATTTCTTAATCGAGATATTGTGACTAGAGATGGAGCAAGTCAGATGTTTATTCTTGCTGATGCAGGAATGGGAAAAACATCTTTGTTGATGATGGTTAAGCTAAGTCATTTGATGGCTTTCTGGCCGAAAAATTATCAATGCAAATTACTTAAATTAGGTGCTACCACCTTAAGTGATATCAATGATATAGAAAACAAAAGTCAAACTGTCTTATTGCTAGACTCATTGGATGAAGATACTCAGTGTAAGCAAGGTGGCACAATTAATCGATTAACTAAGATACTTGAAGCTACTAGCTGTTTTTACCGAGTTGTAATAACTTGTCGTACTCAATTCTTCCCTGAAACAGCAGGATCTGCTTTTAATACTATGGGTAAAATATCATTTAATAATTATGATTGCCCGTTAGTTTATCTTTCTTTGTTTACTGATGAGCAGGTGGATGAATATTTAGAAAAGCGTTACCCAAGAAGCTTAAAGTTCCTATTTAACCAATTTTATAACCCCAAATTGTATGATGCTAAACAATCTATAAGAAGCATAGGCTCACTTCAGTTTCGACCGTTTTTGTTATCACACGTAGAGACTTTATTGGAAAGTCACCGACAGGGGGCTACTGAGTATGAATTATATAAAGGTTTAGTAGATACATGGTTAAATCGAGAGGTTATTAAGTTAAGGCAGCATCATGACAAAAATATTAATAAAGATGATTTGCTTAAAGCTTGTATTTGGCTAGCAGAAACGATGCAGCGACAAGGTAGACATACAGTAGCTTTGAAGCATATTCAGCAGTTATGTCACTGTGATTCTCATATTATTCTATTAGAAGATTCTGCTGATAGGGTTATTGAAGGAATAGATCATATTGATATTGGAACTAATTCATTACTAAATCGTAATTCATATGGTGAGTTTAGATTTTCTCATTTAAGTATTAGAGAGTTTCTAATTGTGTATGGAGTTGAGCTTGGTATTCTTGTGGATAAAGGAGACCCATTCCATAAAACTGACAATATGATTAAATTTATTAAAACAGTAAATAAAAATAAAGTTGGAATGTTTTCTAACGAAAAAAATGGGCTCTTGTTAACTGGGTTTAAGCTCTTGGATAGTCGTCAATTATCTAACTTTGATTTGAAGTATGCATCTTTGGAGGAAAGTGATTTAAGGAATGCATCACTTAGTTTCATAAATTTGGAAGGGGCAAATCTTCAAGGGGCAAATTTGGACAAAGCGAATTTGGAAGAAACCAACTTGAAAGGAGCCAATTTACAGGGGGTAAGTTTACAGGGAGCAAACTTACAAGGAGCAAACTTACAAGGAGCAAATTTACAAGATGCCTGTCTAAATGGTGCAATTCTTGACAACGCAAATTTGAATAGCGCCATGTTAACTGGAGCGCAATTAACCATTCTAAATCTACTCCAACAAAAGATGAGCGGTGCTAGTTTGAGGAATGCAAACCTCAGAATGGCGGACTTAAGTAAAGCAAACTTGGAAGATGCCAATTTAACAGAGGCGTGTTTAACAAGCGCTAAACTTCAAGCCTCATTATTTTCACGAGCAAACTTTAGTAATGCTCATCTTGATAGTGCTGACTTTAAAAGTTCAATTTTTATAGAAGCTAATTTTGAGAATGCTGACCTTACTCAAGCTGACTTTGGCGGTTGTGATTTTACGAATGCAAATTTACAGGGAGCTGATTTGACTGGTAGTGATTTAACTCAAGCTCGTTTAACTGGCTCCAATATAACTGACAGTCAACGAGGTGTGGCAATTTTTAGAAAGTATAAAAATGAAAAGCTAAATGAAATAGTATCATAATTAAAAGTACTTATTTGATTATAACTTGTAGTGGCTGAGTTAATTTGGCCACTACAAGTTAGAGTCGAACTCTAACTTATTTATGTCCCAAAACTAGTTAGATCAAATAGTCATTCATATTGTATTAACGTGATTTTATCGCTTGAATTTCGTTTTAATAAGAAATTTTTGTTTAATGACAATAAAAGATGTTTCATAAATTATGAAAATAAATATTTCACCATTTTATGTTTGTTGTAATTAAGATTAAATAACAATATTCCTTACTTTCCACATACCAAAAAATCACTTTGAAGGATGATGAGCATGTTAACTTATGGATATTTATATGTTAAGTAGAATATAATTAATTATAAGCATCTTTTTGCGTAAAAGTAAGAATGCTTATTAATCTACGGTTATATGTGCCAGCTGAAGTTGATAATAATTAAGATTAATGAGGAATTAGATGTTCGAGCCTATGTTTGATACGCAAAATAAGTTGTTGGCTACTGTAATTGGGGTAGGCAGTGTTGGCTGTAAGATCGTACACGATATGCAATTCAACAATGATTCAGTGGCAAACGATTTGGTAAATAAACTATACGTACACACGACTGAAGAATTGCTTGTTAAATACACGAGTGAACCTTCTGAATCTTTATTGATCAGTGAGCACATACATTTTTTTGAGAAAGACATTAAAGATAGGGTCTCTGGTAGAGATATTGTTTTTCTTGTTGCTGGTCTTGGAGGTGAAACTGGTAGTCTAGTCCCTCAACATATAGCACGGATTTCAAAAAAATTAGGTATTTTATGTATAGGGTTATTTTCGTTTCCATTTGAATTTGAAGGAAGAAGTAAAAAGTTAAAGTCGCAGCAAGCATATTTAACTCTGAGCCAATACACGGATGCTTTGTTGTGTATAGAGAATGATCGTTTTTTAGATTCTAATTTAAAAAACAAATCATTATATGGAATAAAAGATTTATTCCATGACTCAAACAGTCATTTTGATGCAGTGATTAAAGGTCTAGTTGATCTAATAACACGCCCAGGAATGATTAATGTGGATTTTTCTGATGTTAGGCAAATATTAACAAATATGGGTTTAAGTACAGTAGGTTTTTCTCGTCAACTTGGTGAAGAAAGAGCAGAAAATGCGGTGACTAAATTACTTCAGTCACCAGCATTACAACATTATGAATTGTCAAAAGCTAAAGGTTGTTTAATCAATATAACAGCAGGTTTAGACATGCGATTAGATGAGTTTGAAGTAATCGGTAATGTTGTAAAGGATTTTGTTGGAAATGACGTAACTGTTGTAATTGGAACTTCTTTAGATCCTGAAATGATTAGTGCCATGGAAGTAACAGCAATAATAACTGGTTTACCTGAGTTACCAATAGATAAAAACATAAAAAGCAATGATTTTGACATTGTTAAATTGTCAAAATCAATTACGTTTGAATCTCATCAAGTAAGTGCAGGACTGTCAATATTATCGTATTTTAACGAGTTCCTTCATCAAAAGTACTCAGGAACAGAAGCAAAAGTTAGTATTGAACAAAATAGAAATATGGTGCGTCTGATAGTTGAAACACCATCTGGTGAAGTGGAAAAAATAGAAAAATCATTACATGAATTTGGTCAAGTTATTGTTGGTAATAAACAGGCAAATGAAATTCTTGAATCAAAATTCGATGTAGAGCGCTTGCAGATGAAGTTAGAAATGGCTGCAATGGAGTTAAAGCAAAATGAAAGAATGATGCTTTTGTATCAGGATGAAAACCAGTCTTATAAATCTAGGATTACTTCATTAGAAAATCAAATGATTGAACTACAGCGAACAATCTGTAATGGCTTGACGTATTCGCAAAAACAATTGTCATTACAATTTTCTGCGTACAAAAATCTACCAACAAGCTTACTCTACTTATTGGAAAATAATGCAGAGAAAGAACTCTCTGAACTAGCAAAAAAACAAATAGGAGAAGAAATTAGCAAGCACATTACAGATAATCACAAGGCTCTAACTTTAAAAGAGCTAGCTGATAATGCACTTTATGGGGTTGCTGGAAATTCCTTATATTCGCTCATTGTATCGTTGTTAGCCACGTTACCGAAGTGACTCCTAGGCTCATTAACAATGTATCGGCGGTTTTGGCTTGGGGTTTAGGACGTTTGGATAATTCAGCATTGGCATATCTTATGTCAGCGTTATTCATACTTCCTTAATACTTACCAGCTCAAATAGAGCAAATAGCCTAACTTATTTCAGTCCAATTTCTGGCTATAATAACAAAGCGATCTATCACCAAGATCGCTTTGCTATCTAAAAACGCTTTCCAAACCTGCTGGTATTATCTTTCCATTCTTCAACGGCAGAACGTAACCAACGTAAGGGCATCAGTGTAATTGGTTCAGGGAAGCCGCGTGTTTGTCGCCACTTATAAATTGTTGCTCGACTTGTGATTTGAAACATCTCTAAAACTTCAACGTGACTAATTAAAAGATGTGTTGATTGCTCATTAATTTCAGCATAAGTTTTTGCTGGTGGCGGTGAATCAGGTAGTTGCTTTTGTTGTTTACTTTTATAGTGTGACGGTGTCACGTTTAAGCTATTTTCTGTGGTATATGAGATTTTTACAGTAGGGTAGCTGTTGTAATCGAACATGTTTGATTCCTTATTGGCGTGTTGTGCTAACAAACTTAGAAAGACGAACCCGATTTATGGTGTGCAGTGATGGGGATATGGATAGAACTACCCCCAAAAAGCCTAGTAGTAATGTATGTTACGGATATGAGGAGGGAAGGGACTGTGTTAGTAATATGCTATTTTGGGTATTATACCTAAAAAGCAAAGAGCCTTGTGTGTGATGAGCTCTTTACTTTTTTAATATATTCTTTTGTTACTTTAGAGAGCTAATGAATGTCATTAGTTCATGCATTTTTGTTGCTGGCGATTCTGAATTATTTTTTTCACAATAGGTACATAGCCGCTGTGCATTAGTTATAGCGGAAGGAAGTAGTTGTATTGTATCTTTCAAGGCTGTTTTATTGCTCTTATCATAATTCTTAATAAAACCAGTTAGATCTTTTACCACTTGATTTGAGGCGGTTTTACGTTCCTGATCTGTATACAATTTTGTTGTATATTCAAAATGTAGTATTAACCATATTTCAAAACAAGGAATACTTGTAATTGCTGTAAAAATAGGTGCATCATAACCTATTGATTTGTTTATGCTATCAACCTTAGATATTGCATTGTAATACCGTGCATGATTATCTTTATCAAAAACACAAAAGACGCGTTCAAAGTCTGGTTTGTGAGATTTTTTTTCTTCGTTGAAACGACGCTCTGCATCTCTAACTATATCAAGTGGATCTTGCCCTAAGCCAACGATTGAAAAATTTGCTGTTGATAACCTAAAATGCCTGACAGCCTCAATAAGATAATGATAGCCTGAAACCGTATCCTCACAGACGATTAGAAATTTTGGATATGGTTCTTTTTTTTCATGTGCTCTTTTTTTTGAACGATTAGCTTTAGCCTTCAATTTATGAAAGATATTATCTTTACCCATTTAACACTCTCTTTCAAAAATAAATGGTAAAGCACCATAAGATCCTGTGAGATATCTTTCTTCTAGATTTTCGAAGTCCTTTCTCACCTTAAATTCACTTAGGGCGTATAATTCACTCATATTATTTGTTTTTTGCATAAACCAAATTTGATCTCTTCTAAAGACCGATTGGTTTAAAATTGATGTTTCATGTGTAGTAAAAATTAATTGAGCATTATTTGGATTGGATTTTTTGCAATGAAATAATTGAACCATGTGCTTCACTAAAAGCGGATGCAAATTTGAATTTAATTCATCGACAAAAAGAGTTCTACCACACTCTAAAGCATCTAGCCATGGGCCAGCAAAAGAAAAGAATCTATTCGTGCCATCAGATTCTTCTTCCATATCAAAAGGGACAGGCTGGCCATCCTCATCATTACGAATAAATTTTGTATCGTAAATAATTTCACCTTCCAGCTTTTCAGCGATTTGTTCCTTTAAGGCTGAAGGCATTTCTTCTGGAAGGTTATTAATATGGAACTCTTCGCTTTCTACCTGAATATCATCAACTAAGATATCTACATCTTTAAGTAATTGGATGATTTTTTCTTTGTTATCTGCATTGTTACATTGCTTGGATGTATAGCTTGAGCTCCAGCCGTCAATTCCAGAAATTGCAACTTGATCTACAAACCAATTAAAAATATCTTTTAGTTGAACACTATTTAGTTGAACTGCTGTTGATAAAAATAAAGAGTTTTCTTTTGTTAAGTTGGCCCATGTTTGCTTTTCTCCAGCTAAACTACGACCAAATTCCCACTTATATTCATTATCAGTATCGTCCCAGGCACGTAAAAACCATTTTTGAGCTTTCTTTTTAGGGTATGCAAATAGGTATTCTGTCAAGATTCGAGATTGATCATAAGAAAATCCATATAAGTACTTAATATCATTTTCAATGAATTCTACTTCAAATTCAGTTGGAGCATTTCTAGAGTGCTTAGAAAGCTTATATGGGTGATAAGGTAACTTTTTATCAATTTGCCATTGAGCTGATTTTACAATCATGCGGCGCATTAATGAGAATGCTGAAATAAGATTACTTTTTCCACTTGCATTAGCACCATAAATTGCTGATGTTTTAAGCAATTTTTGGCTGTTATTTTCACTTGCCCATTCAAAAGTATTAGTATCTGATTTTTCTGTGTAAGAACTTGGCTCCATGTCTAAGACTTGTTTTGAGCAGATAGACATATAGTTCTCTACTGCTAGCCGAATGATCATTACATTTCTCCCTTATATTATTAGATTTCCTTGTAATCATTACACTAGAGTGCAGTAAAGTCCAAAAAAATGACATTTTTTGTGAAAAAAAGCACTTTATTTACATTATATTCTTGTTTTATGTGCCAGTTTTAATCGAATATCGAATTCTATTTGATTTTTAGACTAAATCATAATGTATTAGGGTGTGTATATTCCTCTGTGTTATATCTAATGCTTATATATGCCAATAATCTATTGTTGGTTGTCAATAATTATTTCTAGATAATATGTTAAAAGGGTATGTTTGATTTTCAAAAGAGAACTGAGATTAATGTTATGTTTTTGATCTGATAAATTGCAAATGTGTATTAAATAATTATGCATTTGAAGTAATGTAGAATAAGCTTTTCGAACCGTGGGTTTAAGTTTGCCTTCGTAGTACGGTTAAAGGGATTTACAAGGATGTGGAAAGCCACTTAATTAAGGAGTTATAGCTGGATATTGGTATTAATGATGGCATCGTTATAACCAGACCAATTATCAACACCCGCATTTTCGAGTGCTGTTAAAATGGCATCACGTTTTCGAAGATAATTCGCTTCTTTAGCGGTTATTTGAACCATTGGTACTGCTTTGATTTCTGATGCTTGTATGCGTTGAGCAAGAATTACTGATTCTAGTGCTTCTTTGTCTTTATTTAGCGCATTGCTAATAACATCACTTTGCTTACTTTCTTCGCTAGCGGGTAGTATTTCCTGTTGAGCCTCAACCTTTGCTTGTGCTTTAGCATCTGCTTCTATCTGCACTTGTTGGCGTTCTTGTTCTAATCGAATATCTTCTGCAGCTTTGTGGTCAGTAATTCGAGTTTTAACAAGAGTATTAAAATCATCGGTATCTTTGAAGCAAATTGCCGCCCAGTCATTAAATAAGAATTGGTACTCAGCATGTGTCGATAGGGTGGCGTAGTTTTCCTTTGCTTTGTTAGCTAAAAGGTCTGCTTCTACAAGAGATTGTGCTGCAGCAGTATCTGCAGCTTCCTCCAGTGATTGAACTGTCTTTTTACCTTTCATTGCATTAAGCACTGATACTGTAGGTATTGGCATTGGGGCTTTGATTTCTAATGATAACGCATTGAGATGTTGTTGAATTTTAACGTTGGCATCGTTAAGAATACTTTTGCGAATTTCATCCTTGCGACTCTTCACTTGTTTATCTGCAGCTAATCGCGCTTGGCGAATTTGTTCACTGACAAACTTCAATTCCTTAATGAACGCATCAATACTTTGGACTTCACCAAGCACTTGCTCTGATAGTGCTTTTAGTTTGTCTTCTGCACCTTTGAATACTTTGACAAGCTGCTCTGCATCAGCAAACTCTTGGTCAGTTTCAATGGGGATTTTTGATTTTTCAATCAGTGCCATGGTAGCTTGTTTGAAAATATCAAAGTTGCTGTTAAGTGTTAGACCATCCATTTTGTAAGTTAAAGCGGGTAGGTCACGGATAGGCTCTGCTTCAAGAATAATGATTTCTTCTTTTTGCTCATAATTAGCTAAGTCCTTTTGGAATTGCAGCCAACCGGCAATAAGCTGTTCGCGGCGCTCTGGCACAGAAACATACTCGCAAGACGCAAAGTTTTCACTTGTACCATCTGAACAAACAAAGATAGTTTTCTCGGCACCTGAAACTAAAAGTTGCTGCTCTAACTGTCAGTAGTAGTGCGGTTCTAAGTCATTAGCCAGCACTCGCTCATACAAATCTTGATTAAACAACTTATGTTCAAACACCACATCTTCCATCATGGTAATGCCATCGAATGAAGATAGCATCCAGTCGTATTCATCACTGATTGCTGTTGCTGGGAATAACTCTTCATCAATGATATTTTCTACGAGTGGACGAGCACTATCTTCTGCGGCATGGCCACGGGCAAAGATCTTCTCTTGAAAGCTATTCACTTCAGGTTGTTCACCTGTTGCTTTTTGTTTAAGTAGGGCATCACGACTTTGATATTTTGATGCACCCATCATGGCGCTAGATTCTGAAGCTGTAAATTTAGTGGCTCGTAGCGCGTGCCATTGCTGAGTTCCTTGGGTGACATTGATAATTTTCATTAGACTTCCTCCGCTTCACAATTGATGAGTGCTTGTTTTTGAGGTTCAGTTAACACACAAGGTGTTCCCCAAGATGATAAACAAGCAGTTAAGTGGTATCGAAAAGCCGCTGAGCAAGGGAATGCGTATGCTCAATATAAACTTGGGTCGATATACGACGGGTCCCAAGACGATAAACAAGCAGCTAAGTGGTATCGAAAAGCCGCGGAGCAGGGATATGCGGATGCTCAATTCAACCTCGGATTGATGTACGAGAAGGGCATAGGGGTGCCCCAAGACGATAAACAAGCAGTTAAGTGGTATCGTAAAGCTGCCGAGCAGGGAGATGGTAGCGCTCAATTATATCTTGGGTGGATGTACTACAGGAGCAAAATGTTCCAAGACAATAAACAAGCGTATATGTGGTTCGATTTAGCTAAATATAATGGAATGGATGACATGAAATATAACTTTGATATCATTACTAAAAACATGACATCAAGAGATATAAGTGAAGCGCAAGAAAAATCCAAAATATGTTTGGAATCTGATTATAAAGATTGTGATTAAATATAACCCTCGTTATATGAATTTTAGGTCGCCCTTGGCGGCCTTTTTTGTATCTAATAGTTACTTTCTAATCTAATTAAGAACCTTGACACATATGAATTCTGTAAATGATAATGACAATCCTTATCATGATAATGGAATTGCTACGTGCTAATAAATTCCGCATGCAAATTAATAGTTTTAGCTTTATTTGTGTTTACGATGAACTTTCTAACTACATTATTGCTTAAGTACTATGATTATTTTGGTTTTACTGAAAATTCATCGGCAATACATGGCAGTATTATTTCGTTTTACGCGATAACTTCATATAAATTTATTGATTATTTAGTTAAGAAAATTTCGAATTACAGAGACCAGAAATGATTGTTTGGGAGTTTTTACGTTGGCAACATTTTGTGTCTACACGAGGTGTTGCAGTACCTATATAGCCTAACTTTTGATTATCATCATGTTCTTTCATTCCTGCATATCGTAACTGTACGCAACGTAAAGATTTATCATTAGACGGGTTCATCCATGATAGGGTGGTATAAGTTTACTCTAAGTGCATACTTGTAAGCTGCAATTAGATAATTTTGGCATGATATACTGTGTTTAGTAAAAACTTGGTGAGAAGCCTAAATTTCTAATTGTTAACTTAGTTATCGACGCAATATTGAATGATTGTTATTATAAATATTATATGTATACAGTAGAATTGATTCTGAAATGAACCAATATTTAGATCAAGCAAATCGTTGCCCACCTTTAAGTTAATTTAGCGTTGTTGATTAACTCTATTTTCTTCGCCTATAAATTGGTGGGGATGGATTCGTTTGATTTTTATTGGAATACCTATGTCTATTGAATCGATTTTTGCGTTTATATCTATTGTTTTTGTTATCACAATGATTCCAGGGCCTAATACGCTCTTAATTCTTCATACGTCCTTATCAGCTAGAAAACTTAATGCTTTTTTTAATATTATTGGAATATCTTTAGGCTTCATTATATATGCAATGGTTTCAGCTTTAGGGCTAAGCTTGCTTCTTGCACAGTCTGCAAGTGCTTTTGCATTACTTAAATGGTTAGGCGTAGGATATTTACTTTGGCTTGGTTATAGTCATATCCGAGATAGCGTTAAAGTTGATAGAGCGAATGAGATCTCTGAACTTAAAGTTGAGACATTGCGTCAAAGTTTTATTCGAGGTCTTTTTACTAATTTGCTAAATCCGAAAATTGTAATGTTTTATCTATCTATCTTCCCACAATTTATATCTAAGAACTCGGTAATAACTGACAGTTTAATTTTGGGTATTGTACAAGCACTCATTGTTTCAGCATGGTTTAGCTTGGTTATTTTACTTGCATCTCGTTTGGCGGGTTGGCTGAGCACTAGCATGAATAAAGCACGTTTAAATAGACTTTCAGGCGTCGTATATATCTTGTTTAGTGCTAAGCTTGCGATGCTTAAACTATGAAATAATTAACAGTTAGTTTCGGGCGGATAGGAGTTTTAATTTCTATTCGTCCGTTTGTTATTTTTGTCGAAAGATGAAGTACTGAGTTATGATCTCCTCAATCTTTATTACCTTAGTCTAAGAGCCATACTATGCTCTCCAAAACTCCCGCATTATGCAGTGATAAATTGCGCAATCTTTTGAATCGCAGAAATAGCAAAGCTGAAAGATACGCGGTTTAGGTAAATGAAAAAGAAGTGATAATAGAAGAGACCCTATATGGGCTTTTTTAATGCAACAGAGTTAATATTTGAGTCATATTAGATATGATGAGAAAGTTAGTTTAAGTAAAATATTAAGTATATTCAAAATTTAATATTTATGAAGAGCTGAAATGTTTTTATTGCGATTGGTATATTGATATATAAGAAGTTATTTGTAAATTTAGATATCTAGATAATATTTTAATCATTAGTGAATGAGAAAAAACAGTAGTCATGTTTGTTTTTATATCTAGTCACTGTTTTTGTTTCATGATATAGATATTTGCGAGCGAAATACTGCGCGCCAAAGGTGTTGTAATTTAAATTTCTTTTAGTGTGAATTTTTCGGTGAATATAGCAGTTTTGATACAGGGAAATGGGTAGGACTGCTTTAGGTTGTACAGTCGGTTGTTATCCTAATCTTCTAGGTGATAGTGCTGCTAGTTTGTGATGTTGTTAACTGTTTGATTTGCAAGTTTTTATAAGGAGTATGTCAATTATTAATATAGTAAATTGTATTGATTATGATTTTTCTACTTGTTGATTGAGGTGGTTAAGAGAGGCTCTATGGAAGCAAATCAAAACAGTACTAGCATGACTCGATATGACAATAAATCATATATGGCACCTATGTTATATATGAGTGGTTTTATTGAATATTATCTTTGGGAAGATGTATGTAATGAAAAGTATGCTCAGATAGTTGCGTACAAGGTGGGTCGTAATAATATCTCTTTAGTTGGTACTGCTTATTTTTTTTCAATAAAAAAGTATAATCATGGAGGTGTTTTTTTAAATAATGTTTTGGGGTTAGATAGAAGCTTAAATCAGATAAAAATAGAAAATATTAAGATTATATTTATGTTGAAAGCCGTGCTTAAACATTATAATCAACTAGCCATTGAATAATGGTTTTAAACAGTATGTAGCAGTACAGTAAATGTTGTCTATAAAAAATATAACAAAGCCTTTATATTACTAATTTTATATTCTTATAGTCACATTATGATTATTAAAGGAGTAGCGTTGCGTAGTAATAAATTGCGCAACGCAGCTAAAAATCAACAATGCGCAGTCCAAATTCTTGGTGTGTGTAACTTTAATCCTGAAACTGTCGTTTTAGCGCATCTACCTAGTACTACTCATGGCATAAGCTATAAATCTGATGACATATGGGCAGTTGATTGCTGCTCAAGTTGTCATGACGTTCTTGATGGGCGAGTACCATTTGAGTGGTTAGCTGGGGGAGAAAGAGCAATATATTCTTGCGGCACTGCACACAACATTAATGCGAAGGATTAGAGATAACATTCTAATTATTCAATAGTTATCACAAAATAAAATAGATAAACGGTATCCACGTTAATAATTGTTTAAAGATAACTTTTATTTAGCAGTGTTGGTGAGTCTATGTGGTGGCTATCTTTAATAAAGTTTAACGGTTGTTGTGGCGATGAGTATATAGAAAATGAAGCTGGTGATGTCCAAATTTACAGCTGTGGTTGTTGCGTGCTTTTTGCATAAGGTAATGTCTCTTTAAATAACTAAACGCCTCTTATTCTATAAATAAATAACATAGTGATAAAGGTTATTGTGTTTATAAACATAGGCTTGTTACAGTCTCAGTCAATATTTATATGTTAAGTAAAAAAGATAGAAATTTATTTTAAAATTATTAGTGATTTTTATATACTAATAAATCCTTATTAAGGCTGAAATTAAAAATAACTAAATAAGGAGATATTGGTTCATCGTTATGTGTAATTTTATGTTTGTTATTAGTTATAGTATGAACCTATACCTAATAGTAATAAGTTGTTGCTTATATATTGGTGTAAGGCATGGTTCAATGCAGGCTCTTCTATGGGATCAGTTTTGCTTATTTAAGCAACCACTCTCTATTTTGAGCAACCACTCTATATTGAGTGGTTTTTTTTGTTCAATTAAGAAATTAATATGATTTTTTTATTGCAGTTTAAAATTATAGCTACTTCTTTAAAATAGAGCCCCCAATATATTTAATAGCCTATGTTCACTATTGGCCTCATGGTTATCTCGTCTCTCTGAAATTGGGTATCAGGGGTAATATGTTCTTCAGTAGAAGCTATCGTGATTATTACTGAATACATGAGGCATTATGAGCAGAGCAATTGAGTTATTCGCAAGAATGCATGAAGTGCGCAGTGTGACGGCAGATGAACGCGGTCGCCAAACATTAACCGGTGACGTTATCTTAGCTGTTTTTGGTAAGGTCCAACATAAGATGCCATTAGGGATGGATTTGTTGATGGCCAAGTATGTTCATGATACCCCTGCCGCAAATCGTATCATTGATGTTATGGCCACATGGTTGAATGATGAGTCGTTAAAGCGTAAAGACTTAGCGATAGCATTAAGTTGTGTTGCCCTCGATGTAGTGGCACTCACTTAA